AGCAGCAGGGTGACGTATTTCCAGAACGTGTCAGTTACGCGCCCCGCCAAACTGGCAATGACACCATGCAGTACGCCGCTCATGGTCAGGTAAGCCCGTTGCCAGAGATGATCCAGCTTGTGCTGGTAACCTTGATGGCCGTAGCCACACCGTAAGCCGCCAGCGTTCTGCTGCCCGTGGTTCCCGCTCCAGCCAAGTACATCGTGTCCGTGGTGATGGCAATCGTCACGGTGTTGATCATGTTGATGAACGTGACCGTGGTGCCGACCGGGAACGCCACGCTGCCGTTTGCAGGGATCGTGAACGTGCGGGCGTTGTTGTCCGTGATCGGGTGGACGATGCTCTTTCCAGAGTCAGACAAAACAAGCGTGTAAGCCGCGCTTTGAGCGTTCTGGGGCAGGCTGATAACGTTGTTAAGGTTTACGCCCAACGCAGACTGAACGGCATTGACCGCGTCGGCCAAGTCGTTGTGGTGCGGCGCATGGTCATTCGCGCTGACCGTGGTGTTGGTTTTGTTGGCGGCGACATTGTCAAGCGCGCCGGGATAGGTGCTTGGCATTTATTGAGCCTCCACATAGGTAGCGGCGTTCGCTGCTGTCATGCGCCACCTCAAGCGTGGGAGATCGTCGCGCTGTTCATCGTGACCGACTGGCCCGACGCGAGGTTCGGGTTGTCGAGGATCAGGTCCGCTGCGCTGGCGCCCACCGTCAGGCCGGTGATGATGTCGACGTCCGCGCTGGTGGTGACCGTGGCCTTGGCCGCAACACCAGCCGCCGAAGCGTTCGTGTTCAGGATGCCCGCCGTGGCGCCGTTGGCGTCCGAGAAGGTCAGCACCGTGCCGGAGACCGTGCCAGCAGTGGCCGCCAAGGTGAAGGTGGCCAGCAGCACATCACCAGACGTGAACAGCTTGAGCTTGCCACTGGCGCCAATGTCGGTGACCACCGCGTTCATGCGGGCGGTCTTGGTAGCGGTGCGGTAGATGACAGCCATGGTGGGCTCCCGTTACGTGATTCGTTGAAAGCGCACCCTCATGGGTGCATGGTTCATGCCGCCGTTGACGAAGGCACGCGCCTGCGTGACGCCTGAGCGGAATCTGGACGCGTACATGCCAGCAGCGGCAAGGTTGGTGTAGGGCTGGTCGGGGGTCACGAGCAGCCGGGCCAGAGCGCCGGCCGCCACGTCGTCCAGATACCGCTCCAGCAGAACGCCGTCGACCTCGGCTGAGGTGCGGCTAGGAACGAGCGCGATGCGCCCCGTGATCGCCCCTTGCACAGCCTCAGCGGGCCGGGGCGTCACGGTGACCTCTTCCTGGTTGAACTGCGTGAAGACCTGGGGCGCGCCGACCAGCGACTGCCAGTCCCGCGTGTAGAGCCGCTCCAGTTCGAGCTGGCTCTTGCGCTCCAGCTTGCGACCGACGTAGTAGAGCGACAGCACCTGGGCCAGGATGTAGCCCCGGGGCACGTCGATGTCGCACACGTTCTCCCCGGCCTTCACGTTGATCGGGTCGAGATCCTCTTGCAGCAAGAGCGTGTCTCGACAGAAGTCGATGCACGCGTTGCGAACCGCGATGACAGCTTGCGCGTCAAAGCAGGCCGGCGCGTACGGCAGCACGTGCGGCAAGAAGGACTCGTACGGAACTGGGGTCACTTCGTCCCGCCCGGCGAGTTAGGGTTGAAGCCCCCCATGGACGCGTTCGGGTTTGAGGCGACTTCGGACGCCGTCTTGCCCTGCATGGCCCCCTGGAACTGCGCGAAGTACGCGGTGGCGAGCTGCGCGTTGTTGGCGTACTCGGCGTCCTTGGTGTAGGCCCGGAACAGGATGTAGTTCAGCAGCGACGTCATGTAGATGTCGTCGATGGAGATCGTGCTCACCAGCGTCGCGTCTGTTGGCGCGGCCACGTAGATGACTTCGACCTGCCCCATGCCGGAGGCCGGCTGCGGCGGGTACACGTAGAACGTCTTGGGGTCCAGCGGCGTGTAGACGTAGTGCTTGGCTGCGGCGCTGGGCGTGGAGCTGTGCCAGCCCTTGATCTGAGCGTCCAGGATCTCGCGGGTGACCACGCGGACCGCGTCGCCGGGGGTGCTACCGTTGGTGCCCATGTTGCGCACCACGTCCACCAGAGACACGCCGTCAGCGGGCAGCACCTGCTTGGTGCCGGCCACGAGCTGCAACGAGACGTTCTTGACGCAGGCGTTGGGCTTGTAGAGCGCGATCTCGCGCTGCCCGTCGTTCAGCCAGTCCAGCAGCTCGGTCTGAGGCCAGCGGATGTTCGTCGGGTCTTGAAGGACGACGGCGGCGCGGGCAAGAAGCGACGCCACAGTGGTGACAGCCATGAAGACTCCTGACTGAGTTAGGACCTACTCACATGCTAACACGAGGGCCCCGAAGGGCCCCCGCGTCAGCTATTGCTATCAGCCCTTGACGACTGCGTAGGCCAGAGCTTCCGGCTTCACGACCTTGCGGCCGTAGATCATCAGGCCGCGCACCAGGGTCCCGAAGTCATTCGGGTTGGGCAGGCTCTCGACCTTGTTGATCTGGCTGGCGAAGGTCATGGCCGACTTGTGGCCGGCGATCATCACGTGCCGCTTGATCTTGCCGGCGTCCGCGCCACCCGTGTAGTTCTGGTTGGCGGCGGCCTTGGGCAGCAGGTTCGACACGTAAATGTCGAAGCGGTCGATGCGCCCGATCTTGCCGTTGCGCAGGATCGACTGGCTGTCGCCAGTGACGTACGCCTGAGCCAGGGGGGACTGCATCAGGAGTTGGCGCTCGTACGGCGTGAGGACCAGGAAGCGGTCGCTCTCGGGCACGTTCTGCTCGTCCAGGATGTTGCCCATCGACACGATCGTGTTCAGGATCAGCGGGGGGCTGGAAGCAGCCGCGTAGTCCAGAGGCGACGCGTCGGTGCCCATGTTGTACTGGCCGGACAGCGCACCAGCGGTCGCGCCGACGTTGGCCGCAGCCGCGTCGCTGAACGTGTTCAGGAAGCAGTCGGTGTCGAGCCGGATCTTCATCTGGTTGGCCGCGTCCGTCGTGAACATGTCCATCAGATTGGGCTGAGACTGGTACTCCAGCACGTCGGAGACGTTCACGCCGAAGTAGAAGCCCTTGTCGATCTGCAACTCGATCGTGTTCGGGACCGGCACCTCGTAGGTCAGCGACTGGCCCACCGTGTAGGCGTTGATCGTGATCGTCGGGATGTTGTTGATGATGACCTTGTCGCCCATGTTCTTGATGTCGCCTTCCCAATTGGTGTTGGAGACATCGCCGAACGTGGTGCTCGCGTAGAACTTGACGTTCAGCTTGGACGACCAGATGGCCGGAATGAAGGTGCCGGAGTAGGCCGGGTTCGTGTTGAACGGGGCCTGTACGGCATAGGCTGCGCCTGGGGTGATGGTAGACATGTGAGAAGCTCCTAGTTCACGGTTTTCAACTCACCACCCCCGGGGACTTACGGTGTGACCCGTCCCTCCGCGAGAGCAGCGTTCAGTTCTGCTTCGAGCCGGCCAGCCTCGTCCACCGCCCCCTTCTGCATCAGCCGCATCAGCCGCATGCTCTCGGTCTGATACTCGGCGCCCGTGTAGGTGCGCTTGGTGTTGGCAGTGGGGGTGGAGGCGCTCGACTTGCTCGGCGCGACCTGACGTTGCAGCTCTTGTTTGGCGGGTGCGGGGGCCGGCGCCGCAGCGTTCGGGTCCAGCGTCGGGTGCTTGCCGAAGAAGTTCTCGAAGACTTCGAGAACCGTCTTCACGTCGCGGCGGCCGGCTGCGTCCTTCAGTGCCATGTCCCACGTCACCGTGGTCCCTGGAATCCGGGCGCCGAGCCACTCCTGGCACTCGGCTGTAGCCTGCACCTTGTCCCAGCCCGGAAGGCGAGCGTCGAGCGCCTCGAAGAAGCGTTCGTTCGCCGTCTTGGCCGTGGACTCCACGACTTCACCGACCTGACCTTTGGCTTCGGCGAGCTGCCCTTGCAGCGCCTCGATTCGCTCGACGTACTTCGTCTCGCGCTTGCCAAATTCCTCTTTGGCGATACGGCGAGCGAGGTCCACCAAGTCCTCACCAAAAGCGTCAACGTCCTTTTTCGTCACCAGATCGGCTTCGGGCTCGGGAGGCGGAGCCTCCTTGACCTTCAACTGCTGCGTGAGCTGCGACACCGACTCCGTGAGCGTTTGCACCTGCTGCTGTAGCGCAGGCACTTGGCTGTTGTACTGACCTTGCAGCGACAAGTAGCGTTGCCGCCACGTGTTGCTGTCATCGTCAGCCGGTTTCGGCGGCTCAGCCGGCGCAGGTGCCGGGGCTGGTGCCGGAGCACTTCCCTGCGGGTCCTTGGGCGAATCGGGTGGAGGGTCGTCCGGCTTGGGTTCGTTCGCTTTGAGGGCGTCTGCAACCTGACGTTCGTACTGCTCCAGCGCATCAGCCTGCGCCTGGACCTGTTTGGGCAATGCCATGAATACTCCATCGCCGGCCCCGCAAGGATGGGGCTTGGGCAAGTTGAAAAACCGACGCCGGGCGTTAGGCCTTGGGCGCTCGGACCTTCTCTGCCACCTGCGGAGCGTTCCGCAGAAGGTCGAGAATCTCAGCGACTTCCTTGGCCATGCCTTGCAGCCTTGGAGTCGCTTCGCCGGACGAGTCCAGCAAGTTCAGTTGCAGCCTTCGGAGTTCGGTGTCCAGCAGCGCCAGGAGCACCTCTCCATCAGGGTTGCGAGCCAGCCGCGCCAGTGCTTGGTACTGGTGGGCGTCTGGCCGGGTTAGCATTTCAGCAAGCCTTGCCGTGGGACTTCAGCGCACCGCGCTTGACCAGTCCGCCGTCGGCAAAACCAAATGCGGAGCGAACGCGCTCACCGACAGGTCGGGAATCGGTTCCCGTGCCACTGGAGCGAGCGCTGTCTCGGGAGGCCTTGGCGCGTTCAGCCAAAGACCGCGTGTCCGTCGTCGTCGAAGAGCCCTGGCGCTCAGAGCCCCCCATGCGGGAGGTTACCGAGCGCGAGTCCGTATCCGCGCTGCCCATACGGGCGCGGGTGAGAGTGTCCTTTGCGCGGGCAGAAACCGACTTGCTCTCGTCGTCCTTGGGGTATCGCTTGGCGACGACCTCAACGCGCTGGGGCGCGGCAGGGGCAGCGGCAGGCGAACTCTTGGGGGCTGCCGGCTTGCTCGGGGCTTTGCGCACCGGGGCGCTGGCCGTCTGGGGCTTCGCCGGCATCAGCTCGTCATCGCGCCGCAGATCAGCGCCGTCTTCGGGCATGCTGCTCACTTCGCCGCCGTCGTAGTAACGGCCAACCTTCTTGGTCTTCATGAGGGACTTCATTTCAGCGGGCCTTTCGCTTCATTGCGGGTGTCTTGGCGGGGAACTTCACGCCCTTCTTGGCGTACTCGGCTTTCTCCTCGGCCATCAGCCGGGGCGACGCACCGCCGCGCTTCAAGGCCTTGGCCTCTTCGTTGGCGTGTGCTTGCATCGAGCGCTTCATGGGTTCAGCTCCTAACAGTCGCGGTTGTATCCGAAGTAGGCGCTAACGTCAAGCCCCTGCGGGCTCGAAGTTGTCCGTCACGGGTGCTCCGTCCATCAACTGCTGCCCGCCCGGGGCCGCCTGCTGGCCGGGGTTCGGCAGTGCCTGGGCGCCCTGGGGCATGCCCATCTGCATCATCTGCTGGAGCTGCTGCTGCACGCGCAGGCGCTGCGGAGGCGGCACCACTTCGTCTGGGTGCACGTCGAGCTGCTTGACCGTCTCGCGCAGCAGCGTGGCCCGGCCGTCCAGGCCCATGATCTGCATGTCGATGGGGTTGGCGGTGGCGGCCAGGAACTCGTTGCGCCGCACCTGGGCGGCTTCCTTGGCCAGCACGGAGCTGACGCCACGGGCCACGATCTGCGCGTCGCCCTTCAGCTCCGGGTCGTCGCTGTACTTCATGTTGTGGAAGTACAGGCGCTCCAGCAGCTCGCTCATGGCGCGGTCGATGTTGGACACCACCTGCTTGATGGACTTGTTGGCGTTGTTCATGAGCATGCTCATGCCAGACGCCGTGCGCCCTGCCCCACCCGCCGGGGCGCTGCCGGTCATGTAGCGCGGCACGCCCGAATACTCGTCGGCCAGCACGCTGAACTTCTCGTAGACGAACAGCAGCTCCTGGGCGTTGGAGTTGGGCTGGAAGAAGCCCACCGGCGCAGCCGAGGACCCCATCGGGTCGCTCGTGACTTGGTGGATCTTCCAGGGGTAGAGGTTCGTGATGTCCTCGCCTGCCGGCATGCGGTCGATGTTGACCCACGCCTGCGGCCCCGAGCTGATCCCCATGTTGTTGGCCAGCGCCCGGGCGGCGGAGTTGCACATCTCCTGGCAGTCCTTGATGAGGTCGTAGACCGAGTTGCCCCAGAAGGTCCCCGGCACGTCCTCGTAGGAGGCCTTGTAGTAGGGCTTGCGCCCCAGCGGGTCGAAGTTCAGCGACGCCTTGATGACCTTCTCGCCGATGAGCCACGCCTCGCAGGGGTACTGCTTGGCGGTGTCGGGCACCTCGGTCTCATCGAGCCCCCAGTCGCGCAGCATCTGGCCCGAGACCATGCCCCAGAACTGGAGCGCGTCGATCAGGTGCTCGGAGTTCTGCATGACCGCAGTCGTGGAGCGGCCCTCGGCCTGCGCCTTGGTCGAGTCAACGACGAGCCACTCCTGCAAGCCGCCGCGACCGTAGTCCTCAAGCACCATGCGGATGGCGCCGTCGTCGTAGCCCTCGACGCCGATCATCGCCTCCAGGTCGGCTTGGCGCAGCTTGTGCCGCTCGATGAGGTAGCCGTCCTGGATGCCGGTGGACGCCGGGCTCGGGTAGATCATGAACGGGTCGACGCGCTCCCACTCCAGCACAAGGTCGTCGATGATCGAGAGCTGAAAGCCGCCCATCGCGTCGGCGTTCCACTTCAGCCTGGGCTTGCGCCGGATGATCGGGCCCTTCAGGAACGCGCAGGGGAACGTGGTCAGGTCGTCGATGAAGGCGTCCACCGCCGGCAGGAACCCGCCCTCGATGAGCTGGTCCTCCATCTTGTCTTCCATGCGGCGGGTGCTGTACTTCGCCTGATCCTGGAGGTTGTACACGTACTCCTGGCGCAGCTCGTTGAGGTAGCGGCGCAACTGGATGGGTGGCAGGGCCTGCCCCGTGGCCTGGATGACCATGGCCACCTGCTGCACGGCGTGCTGGCGCAGCTCCTCCATCAACGGGGGCGGCAGGTCCGGCGAGGGTGTGGGGCGCAGCGTCCACGGCTTCTCGCTGCCCTGGCCGAGCATCACGTCACGTAGCCACCCAGAGGCGCCACGGCACTTGTTGCTCATGAGCATCATGAAGATCTCGGAGCCGCCCTGCTCGCGGATCTTGGTCAGCACGTCGGGGTCGTACTCCCCGCGCCGGGCGCGCACCGCCTTGAACATGCGCGGCTCGACCGTCTGCTCCTTGGCTTTGCGAGCCTCGGTCCAGCAGCGGCGAACGTGGCCTGCAAGCTCACGGATGAGCGGCTGGGCCTGCGCAACTTGCGCGGCCTTGCGCTCCTGGTCGGCGACGTCTTTGGCCGACATGGCGGGCAGAATCCCGCCCACGCTGATACCAAGGGTCGGAGTCATGTATCGCCCGGTTAGATGGTGGCTTTGGCGATGTTAGCACGTGCTTCGGCGTTTCAGTACACCCGCTCGACCTTCTTGACTTCGCGCCGGCCGGACTGGAGTGCCACGCCTCGCACGTTCATGTCGATCACGCTGTCGGCGTACTGGTTGGCGTCGTGCACGTGGCTGAAGGAGTTCTTGTACGGCCGGTCCTCCAGCTCCCCGTTCTTCTTGATCTTGTAGCGGTAGCCGTAGCGGAACCCCCGGATCAGCGTCTCGCACGAGGGGTCGATGAGGTACATCGCCTTACCCTCCAACTGCTGAACCAGCAAGCGTTCAACGGCCTGGATGCGCCGCTCGGGGTCGTTGGTGGGCGGGCGCACGCACTTGTACCCGGCCTTCTTGAGCACGTCCACGAGCGACATCTCGTTCATCTGCTGCTTGGCGAAGCCCGCCGGGTCCGGGGCGCACACGAACGTGGCGCCGGCGAAGTTGTTGGCGATGAACGGGTTGAGCTTGGTGCTGATGAACGTCTCGATGCCCATGTTCTCCGCCGTTATCTCCCCCAGGGTCAGCACGCGCCCACGCGGGTCGCGCTGCTTCAAGACGGCCGCCGGCGTGCGCCCGAAGTCCACGCCGATCACGATCGGGTACGACTCCCCACGGATGAACTTCAGCGGCTCCCGGGCCACGTGGAAGTCGTACGTGAAGGTCTTCTCGTAGACGGGGGTGCCCGACAGGGACCGGCCGTACTCCGATCGTAGATACACACGTAGCCAATCCTCGGTCTTGCCCGGGATCAGGTTGGGGTAGTAGGCCTTGGGCAGGTGGTCGTAGTTGTCGCACTCCGGGTTGACCACCCACTCGTTGAGGTCCTTGTCCTCTAAGACTTCCTCGGGCTCCTCGCCGAAGCGCTCCGTGTAGACCTCGGGCTTCATGATGGCCGCAGGCTGCGTGTAGATCGCCCAGTTCGACGGCGGGTTCTCCATCTTGTCGTGCCACCACGTGTCCTCATCGGGCATGTTGGTGTCGAAGAGCGCGCAGCTCCGGGTGGGCCCGCCGTCCTTCATCGAGGGGTAGCGGTTCAGGCGGCCCAGCAGGCCGTCCACGACCTCGCTGTGCAGCTCCCGGGCCTCGTTGCCCCACAGGAACGTGGTCTCAAGGCTGAGCGCCTTTCGCACGTCGTCAGGGGTGTCGAGCGCGATGAACAGCCACTCCGACTCCACGCGGGTGTTGTCCGGCAGCGTGGCAATGAGCGTGAAGGTCTTCTCCACGGCCTTCCACACCCCGGCCTCGCCCGGGGGCAGCCAGTCGAAGACGGTCTTCCTCGTCGTGAGCGCCAACTGGTCGGCGGTGTTACGCACGATGACCGCCCGGGTCTTGCGCACCCCGTTCTTGTTCGGGGCCTGCCCGCAGGCAAGGCGCACCAGCTCGTGCACACAGGTCACCGACTTGCCGCCGCCCACCGGCCCGGCGAGCACGCGCACGTAGGCCTCATCGAGCATGAAGCCGCGCTGGGTCTTGGTCGGGTCGTAGACGCTCATGGAGTCACTCAGCCTCCAGCACGTTGACATCCTGCACGGCCTGGATGGGGCGTGGGCTGTTGGTCATGCTGATGCTCCTGTCGCCCAGGTTGATCTGGATCGAGAAGCCCGTGCCGGCACCCACCGGGCCCTTGACCTCCTTGGGTTCGAGGTTGCCGAGCTTGGCGAAGGTCTTCAGGGCCTCCAGGCGCTGCGACAGGGGCACTTCGGGCCCCATGGCCTGCATCCACGTCTTGTCGCGCAACTCCGCAGCCTGCATGGCCGCCATGACCTGGAATGTGATGCCGTCCTTGTCCAACTGGGCCCGCTGCGAGGCCAGCGCGACCTGGAAGGGGCGCAATTCGCACAGCCGGTGGTAGTCCTCGACCGAGAAACCGTACCTGGAGGCCACAACCAGCTCGTCCTCGCGCCCAAGGGCGAGGTAGAAGAGCATTTCAGGGGGTACTGGGGGTAGCTGGACCGGCCGAAAGTCCGGTTCGAGGGGGAAATCGTCGATTTCGTCGTCACTGGGGCCCATTTTTCGCCTCCGCAGCGCGCCTGACGGCTTGCAGGTACTTGTCCAGGGCCGTTCGGATGACGTCGGCGAGAGCAACCCCACGCTTTTGGGCCAGTTTTCGGGCCTCAGCGACCATTTCGTCGGGCAGGAAGAGGTTGTGGCGCTTCACGACGGGCTTTCAGCAGCCGTAGCCCAGGCAGAACAGCCACGCCATGAGCCGGAAGGCGGCTCCGATGGCCACGCAGCACACCGCCCACAGCGCGATCAGGCCGCCGACGTTCCAGAAGTCCCCACGCACACGCATTTGCGGTATCTCCATGTGATGCGGGACATGTTAGCACGTGGTGCGCAACGTGTGTATGTGGTCTGGGTGTTGTTTTCTGGTTGGGAGGGGGGTGCGACGGGGTAGTAGGTACTGCGTAACGTGTGTATGTCGTGGGTGTCGGGTCGTCGTGAGCGCAGCCCGTAAGCCAGGGGGGCCGGGTGGGGGCGGGGGTGGGGCCACCCCGGGGGGTCGAGTAGCAGTGCCGCCTATGGTGTAGACGGGGTCAAGTGCTAACGGTAGCAGCCCCGCCTACAGTGGAGAGACCCGGCGTCCAGCGCGAAACAACGCGAAGAGCCGGGGGCAAGGTAGGTTTCCGCCCGTGCGTCCCACGGGTACTGTATTCCGAGACGCCGCGGATAGTCGCACGCCAAAAGGGGGGAAACCCCGTGATGGCCGGGCGTCATGTCGCAACCTGCCTCGCAGGATGGTTTCCGTACGTGCTCCGATGGTTTGGACTAAGGCACGTTCCCGGATTTCCCACAAAAACCCTTCATATCGCGGACTGACGGTTCCGACCAAGCAACTGACCGTCGCGCCACGGGGGGCGCAAATGCCCCTGCACCATCAGCCAATGCACATTCGCAACCACGGGGTGTGCATTACCGGGCGGTGCCCGAATCCCCTCTCATTCACTTACTGGAGAACCTCATCATGGATATCAAGCAACTTATGCAAGCCATCGGTCGCATCGGCAAGGCCGCAGCCAAGCTCACCAAGGACGTCCAAGCCGTCGCGGTGGAGTGCGCCTTGCACGCCGTCGATCACGGGAACGTAACCCCCGCCAACGAACTGGTGGAGAACATCGGCAAGGGCATGCGCCGCGCATCCCTGCGGGCTTGGTTCGAGAAGAACACCTGCATGTTCATCCCCAAGGGTAAGGACAAGTTCGGGTTCGACTCCGAGCGCGCCAAGGCCATGAAGGCCGAAGACCGCGCCGCCCTGCGTGAGCGTCTCCTGGCCCTGCCCTGGGAAGACGCCAAGCCCGAGGCGCCCATCGTGTCCGTGTTCGACGTGTCCGAGGCCGTGGACAAGTTCATGAAGCGCATGGAGGGCATGGTCAAGGATGCCAGCGTGAGCGTGCGCAACCGCGAACTCCTGGAGATCCTCAACCAGCAAGTGTCCATATACCACGCCCAGCGTGTGATGGCCTCGATCAAGACCGACGGCGCTGACGCCGAGTGAGCCTAGCGGGTAGGCCCCTTCGGGGGCCCTCCCAGTAGGTTTACCAACCCCGACACTATCCGCTAGTGTCCCAACCAGGAGGCATCATGCCCACAGTCCATCGTGTAGCAGCCGGCACACTATCCGCTAGTGTGCGCGGCCCGAGACTCCCCGCTGCGCTCGACTTCCATGCAGTGCAAGCGGCCCGCATCCCCCAAACCAGCGCACGCCCAGGCTACTCGGGCACCCGTCCGGGCTCCAAGATCAAGAGCCCAGGCATCTATCAGGCCGCATGCGTTAACGGGTTCCGCTACCCCAACCAGTTCCGCGAGCCCGGCCCCGGCAAGTTCTGGAACGCCAAGAACGACAGGAACACTAGCCGGTAGTGTGTTGCGGGCAAAGGGGCCCGCGGAGCACTCATCGCGCACCAGTCCGTCACGATCATGGAGTCCGACGGATTTCCAAAAATGATCGTGACACACTAGCGGGTAGTGTGTCGTCAGGCCCTCCGGGGCGCTGAATCTCGGGGACACTAGCGGGTAGTGTGCCCCCATGTAATAAGACAAGATCCGTTTTTGTCTTATTAGTTGTCTAATTATCGTGACCCCCAAAACACACTACCCGCTAGTGTGTCACGATGATTTCCATCTTGTAATTAGACAATTAGACAATTAGACAAGAAAAAGGATCACGTGTACGTGAGGACTCGCCGGGTCTGAAAGCGGCCACGCGCCGCGCAAATTCCGAGACCCCCAAAAAGGCGCTGGTCCTCCGCCAAAAGTTGTCTAATTGTCTAATTGCACAAAAAAGAGGCAGCGCACACTACCCGCTAGTGTGTTTTGGCCTTTTGCATTAAGACAAGCCCACCCCCCGTTTGTCTAATTGCTTGTCTTATTACCCCCTCCACACCCTAACGTGGGTATACACACCATGCACATGAACGCAAAGTCCATGCAGTTCACCCGTCACGCCCATGTGGGCAAGCGCAGCCAAAACCATGGCCTGTTCAAGTTCTGGGCGCGTGACTACAAGAACACCGCCAAGCGCCAGGACTGGGCGTCCTTCCTGCGTGAGCAGAACCGGGGCCTGCTGGCCGAGTTGCACTCCGCCCAGGTGGAGAAGCAGGAGGCTGAAGACGCCGCGATGGACGAGTGGGTGCGCAAGGAGTCGGCTGCGCAGGACGAGGATGAAGAGTACCGCCGCCGCGCCCGCATGAACGCTCGATGGCTCGAAAACCTGGGCGAAGGCACCCTGTTCTGGCATCGCGAGTGGGATGAATCCTGGACCCTGTGCCGGGTGTGCTACTCCGAGCCCGACGCATGGTACGACGGCGATGGCCCTGACTGGTACACCCAGGAGCTCGCCCAGATCACCCTGAGCCGCGACCTGTTCGCATGGGTAGTCACTGACTACACCGCCCCCAAGGACGACGACGACGACGCCCACGCCCTCATCCCCCTGATGGACACCTCACTGGAGGTTCTCCAGACCACGCTGATGGTCAAGCACATCCTCACCAACACCTAACCAAACAAGGAGCCCCCATGGACGACAAGCCCGCCCGCCCCATCGACGCCCTCTTCGCCGCTGCATTCGGCGCAGCCATCGGGCTGCTGCTCGCAGCATTCATCTGACCCGAGCCCAACCAGGAGCACTCATGCCACGCACCATCGAACTCCAGCTCACCTCGGAAGACATGGCCAACATCGCCAAAGACCTCCCCGGCTGCGACTGGAAACCCCTGTGGGCAGCCATCGGCTACCTCGCCTCGTGGGCGGCTCACACCTACCCCATCGTGCGCATCTACCGCGACGGCAACGGCCCGGACATTGCAGCCGTCTACCTCAAGGCTGACGGCGAACTCGGCTACGTCATCGGTGCCGTCTGGCACGACACGCACTACGGGTTCCACTCGTGAACCACCTCTACCTGCCCATCTGCACGCACTGCTATGCGGTGCGAGTCGAACCCCACCGGGCCAAGGCCCCGCGCCCTACCTGCATGGACTGTGGGGAGCAAGTCGCCCGTGCCACCAAGCGCACGGTAGCACCCATGCACGGTAGCACCCATGCACGGTAGCACCCATGCACGGTAGCACCCATGCACAAGAGCAACTACATGCTCATCACCAACCCCGAGGACCTCAAGGGCCTCAACAACAAAGGAGGACTGCACCGATGAGCCTTCGCGCCCGCAACAACGCGCTGCGCAAGCAACGCATCCGTGAGGGACTGCACACCCTCGCACGCATCGCCGGACCACGGTGCCCGGAGTTCGAGCCGGGCTGCGCCGTCTGTCAGTCCTACAGGTTCATCGACATCGCGCAGCGCTTGCCCACCTTCGACGAGGTCCTGGCCAGGACGCGCAGCACTCACGACGGAGAGCCGGGTCCATGACCGCCACAGCATGGGGGCACCTGCCCAACGCCGAGAGGATAGACAGAGTCCTTGAGTCCCTGCGAGCCCACCCCGACCGATGGGACGCAGCCTTGGACGCAGCCTGGGTCGCAGCCAGGGACGCAGCCAGGGACGCAGCCTTGGACGCAGCCGCAGCCTTGATCGCCTGGGACGACTGCGGTCCATACATGGACATGGACCCGACAACGCTGAGAGTCCTCTACAGGCTCGAACCAGACAACCACGCCGCCCTGTTGCTGCTGCCCGCAGCGATAGCAATCAACCCCCAACCCACAACCTCAACCATGGAGACCCCATGAGCACCCTGCTCCAACTCAACTTCCACACCGACCCGGGCCACGGCTGGCTCGAAGTCCCGCGCACCCTCGCCGTGGCCCTGCACATCATCCCCAGGATCAGCCACTACAGCTACCGCAGCCACGACGGGGACACGCTGTACCTCGAAGAGGACTGCGACGCAGCCGTGTTCGTGGAAGCCGCCAAGGCTCAGGGCTTCGTCATCAAGACCGTGGAGCGCAACAGCCCGAGAGCGGACTCCTTCATCCGCAGCCTGCGCAGGGTGGGCACATGATCGACCGCATCGCCAACCGCGACGCCAGACCCTTCGTCATTCGCCGCCGCCCCTTCAACGGCAACAACCTGCACGCACGGTGGACCGAAGACGACCTGCGCTACGTGGTGCACAGCTACGGCTCATGGCCGCTGTTCGTCTACGACTGCACCACCAGTAGGTGGTACGAGAACCAGGACCGCTTCAGCGTGACCACATCCAAGCACCGCTCCCAGACCCACCCGCACCCCGACGATGGCACGACGCTGCTGTCGCGTGAGGACATGGTGACCCTCGCCATCCAGGGCATGGTGCCCCTCGTGGCATACAAACTCTTCAACCCAACCCCGCAACTGGAGACCGCATGACACACGCATCCCCTGCCCTGTCCGCTGGCCACAAGGCCAACTTCAACAACCTGCTGCGCGCAGCCAAGAACCAAGACCTCGCGCTCATGCAGTGCACCGACGCCAGTACAGGCGAGCCCGTGGCCACTGTGTGCATGGTCAACCGTGACGCCGAGGGCAACGTGGAGTTCGCTCCCGTGGCCAAACTCTTCAACACCAACCCCTATGAGGAACTCTTGCCGCCTAACATCTGAATCAGTTAGCATCTCACCCCTCGTTCCCTTTCTCATTCATTCACACAGGAACTAACATGCGCTATCAACACATCAAGACCTCCATCCTGGAGCAGTTCAAGGCCCCCAACGGCAACAAGGTCGTGCCGTTCATCCTGGGAGCCCCAGGTGGCGGCAAGTCCGCATGTGCCCGCGACATCGTGGGCGAGCTGGGCATCGAGCCGTCCAAGGTCATCGAGTTCAACGCATCCTTGCGTGACCCGGTCGACGTCATGGGCCTGCCCGCATCCAAGGGTGACCACTCCGAGTGGCTGCCCCCGCAGGAGTTCTACTCCATCCGCCAGGGCCAGGGTCGCGCAGCACTCATCCTGGAGGAACTCAGCGACGGCAGCGTGGCCATGCAGAACGCGCTGTGCCGCGTCATCTACGACCGCCACGCAGGCCAGCTCCCGCTGACCGAGCAACTGTTCATCATCGCAACTGGCAACCGCACCGAGGACAAGAGCGGGGCCAACCGCATCACCAGCAAGCTCGCCAACCGCACGCGGCGCTTCGACTTCACGGAGAACCTCGACGACTGGTCCGAGTGGGCGCTCGACAATGACCTGCCCGTCGAACTCATCCAGTTCATGCGCTTCCGCCCGGGCTTGCTGTCCGAGTTCGACGCCAACCGCTTCTGCAACCCGACGCCCCGTTCGTGGGAGCGTGTGTCGTACATCCCCGACAGCTTGCCCGAGCAACTGTTCTTCGACAACGTGGCCGGCGAGGTGGGTGAGGGCGCGGCTGCCGAGTACACGGGCTTTCGCAAGATCTTCCGTGCGCTGCCCAACATCGACGCGCTGCTGCTCGACCCCAAGGGTGCCGACGTTCCCGATGACCCGGCGGTGCGCTTCGCCATCACGGGTGCGCTGGCCCGCAAGGCCACGAAGGACAACTTCGACCGCATCACGACCTACACGGCGCGGCTGCCCAAGGAGTTCGACGTCATGACCGTCAAGGATGCGTTGAAGCTGTGCAAGGACGTGCAGAACACCCGCTCGTTCTCTGAGTGGGCGACGCGCAACGCCGAGGTGCTGATGTGACTCGCCTGGAGTGGCGCAGGCCCCCCCGCTACAGCCCCAACAGCGGGGTCGGAGAGGCGTGGGACCTGCACGACTTCGACGACGCCTTGGTCAACTGGCGCATCCGGGGCCGCATCACGTACCTGGGCTTGACCCGCCGTGCCGACTGGGCCGACAGGATGCAGCAGTGGCGCATCGACCGCAGGGGTGGCGACCACTCCACTCGCGTCATCGAAATCGAGGCCAAGAGCGTCGAAGAGGCGAAGGCCACGGCTCTGGCCATCATCGTACTTACTAACTGAAAGGAGAGCAACATGCTCACACGTGTTTCCAAGCTGGCCGACAAGGCCGTTCTCGTCAAGCTGACCATCCGTCGCGCAGCACTCACCAAGCGCGACAACGCACTGACCGCCAAAGTGCAGGCCGCCGAGGGTGACGCCGGTATCACCGTGCTCACCAAGCTGTTCCAGGATAAGCACAGCCCGATCAACCGGATCATGGCGGCCGTGAACGAGGTGTACACGTACCACAAGACGCACACCCTGCCCTACGTGGACGCTGGCCCGCGCATCCTGCCCAACGCCAACTACTTCGCCTACACCCAGGAGGTGCAGCACCGCACGGTCAAGGTCGAGCACCTGCTCACGCACTACATGCCGCACTACGACCAACTGGTGCTGCAAGACGTGGCGTACCGCAACTCGGGCCGGGCCGCTGGTCGTGCACACGTTGACGAGTACCCGAGCGCTGACGCCTTCCGACGCAGCATGTCACTGGAGTACAAGTTCCAGCCCATGCCCGACGCGAGGCACTTCCTGTTCGACCTGTCCGACTCCGACCTGCAAGCCTGCGAGCAGGCCGAGAACGACGCGCTGGCCGCAGCCAACGCCGACACCATCAACCGCATGCTCAAGCCCCTCGGTGCGCTGGTGGAGCGCCTGGGCGAGTACCAGGGCCAGAAGGGCGAACGCTTCCACAACAGCGTGATCTCCAACGTGCTCGATGGCATCAAAGAGGCACGCAGCCTGATGCTGTTCCCGACGCCTGAGCTGACCGCTCACATGGACGAGCTGGAGACGCTGGCCAAGCGTTACCTGGACAACGTCGAGATGGTCAAGGGCAGCGCCATGGTGCGCAACGATGCACGCGCCAAGCTCGCAGAGGCAGCGGACAAGATGTCCGCGTACTTCTGATGGGTGCGGCGGGTAGCAAGCTCCGCCAACTCAGTTGGCGCTCGCCTACGTTCTGCGTCAACGTCGTGCAGTTCACCAACCCCGACGAGACAGCCATCAACGTGTTCAACGAGGGCCGCGCAGAGTCCTCGCACGTATTGCCCGGCCACGTATCACTCGCCGAAGCCCTCATCTGGTACGGCACCCTCATCAAACTCAAAGGAGAGTAACCCTGTGAAAACAACGGACATGTTCCAGACAGCCCGGGTACTGACCCTGCCCGGCGTCAAGACCACGATGACCCTGGACCCCAGGAGCATCCCCCCACGGCTGCGCAAGATGGCAGCTCGCATGATCGAAGACGGTGTGGCTGTGGGCGGCTGGTCGTCCAAGTCAGCCAAGATCGCCCAGATCGTCGCTGAGAACTTCGGCATCTCGCTTGGCTGCGTGCGCCCAAGCAACCACTACACGGATGTCCCCAAGGACGACGCCGTACGTGCTGAGGTGGTTCGCATCATGGAGGTCGATCTCGTGCAGTACCTGCTGCAAGACCACGGCAGATACTTCGACCCGACTAGAGTCAAAGACAACCACCGCACTGTGGCGGCCGAACTCGTGACAGGGGAAAGAGACTGGGCCCACTTCTACTCAAAAGCCCGCATGAAAGAGGCCGTAGCCGTCAGCATCGCGTACCACCGCAAGCAGGCCGTCACTGACCATCGGCACAAGCAGGCCGCGAGGTTCCTCATGGAAGACACGCCGATGGCACTGCACACCATCCCACCCAACGTCTAACTCACTCACCGAAAGGACAACACCATGACCATCACCAAGCTCGACAAGGCCAAGGTCGCCATCGTCACCCAGCACCCCTTCTTCGCCAGCATCTTGTTGAAGCGCAAGCTCATCGAGGACATCACGATCCCCACGGCCGCTGTCGATCAACGCGGTCAGATCTACTACAACCCGGACTTCATCGAGAAGCTCACGGTCGACCAAGCCGTGTTCCTCCTCGCCCACGAGGTCGGTCACGTCATCGGCCAGCACGCCTCACGGCGCGGTGCCCGGCAGGCCAAGCGGTGGAACATGGCCGGCGACGCCTGGATCAACGACATGCTCAAGGACGCCAAGATCGGCGACTTCATCGCCGGCGGCGTGGACATGCCCGGCTCCAAGGACGACACGGTCGACGCCATCTACAACAAGCTGCCCGAGGACCAGGACGGCAGCGGCCCGGGCAACGGCCCCGGCGGTATCGGCGACGACCTGATCGAGCGTGGGGCACCACTCACGCAGGACGAGGCCGACAAGATCGACGCCGAGACGCGTGTGGAAGTCGCTCAGGCTGCCCAGGCTGCCAAGATGCAAGGCAAGCTGCCCGCATCGCTCCAGAAGATCATCGCCGACCTCATCGACCCGGGCACGCCCTGGTACGAGATCCTTGAGCGCTACATGACGTCGTTCAAGCGCGGTGAGGTGTCGTGGGCACGGCCCAACCGACGCTTCGAGCAGTACCTGCCCTCCCCCGGCAAGGTCGCCGAGATGGGCGAGGTCGTCATCCAGATCGACGTCAGCGGCTCCATCAGCCCGCGTGAGTTGAACTACTACAACGGCCACCTCGCTCGCATCATCGAGCTGTGCGCCCCGGAGCGTGTGCACGTCTTGTACGTCGACACCCACGTGTGCAAGCACGACACCTTCGAGCGAGGTGAGGAGTTCGCCCTGGAGTTCTACGCTGGCGGCGGCACCGACATGGAGGCCGGGTTCAAGTACCTCGACGACAAGGGCATCGACCCCGAGGTGTTCGTGTGTTTGACCGACGGCTACACGTCGTTCGACCCGAGTAGCAAGCCCGCCTATCCTGTCGTGTGGTGCATCTCGACTGACGTGGAGGCGCCGTACGGCGACGTCATCCACTTCACCATGGACGCATCATGAAAGAACTCGACGAACTCCTGGCTGCCTTCGAGCGGCTACTCCAAATCTGCCACGAGGCGCTGTCCCCCACGGCAACGGCTCGGCAGAAGAGCGAGGCACGGGCAGTCATCAACGACTGGCTCAAGTCTCGCGCATGACCCCCGGCCCTTCGGGGCCACTTCCTCACTCAATCATTGAAAGGTAAGCCATCATGGCACTCGTTCGCATCTCCAAGCAGCTCATCACCGAGGTGGAGAGCCGCATCAGCCACCTGCGCGCAGCAGAAGTCGACGCAACACCCGCCCCCTCGTTCGAGGTCCAGTCTTTCATCGGCGACGGCGTTGAGCCGCTTGCGACCCAGATCCTGTGGGGCGAGCACCTGCACCTGAAGTCCCAGATGCCGTCGTCGTGGGTCAACAAAGCCTCGGCCGTTGCATTCGAGACGCTGTACAGGCACGACGATGGGCACAACGAGACGACCGCGCACGTGAAGTTCACCAAAGCCAGCGTCCCCGTGCCCCCGGGCACGTCCGTGGGGTGGGAAGGCAAGATCGTGGTGCGGGTTCCCTACTCCGACATCGAAGCCGCAGCAGCCGATGACCTGCACATCCACCACACCGTCGCTCGGCACGTCATGGCTGTCGTCGAGCGCGAGAAGGCCGAGCGCAAGATCAGGAAGGTCTGGAACGACCGGCAGGCGCAGATCGTGCAGTTCCTCCTCAAGTGCAAGTCGCTCAACGAGGCGATCAAGCTCTGGCCGCAGGTCAAGTTGTACGTGCCCTCACACTACATCGACACGGTCGAGACTGCGGTCGTGCGCCTGCCGGTCGTGGTGCGCAAGGAGAAGGTCACCGAGGGGCTCGACTCGGACGGTCTCACCGCTGCGGCCATCGCTGCGCGTCTGGCGGGAGTCATCTGATGAACACCTGGATCAAGTTCAAGTCCCTGTTCCAGCCCGCTGCTGCCGAAGTGTTGGCAGCGCAGCGCAGCGGAGCAGGTGTGCGCCGATTTGAACGGGAGGGATGAATGATGGAACTCAGAGATCAAGACGGGACGCTGTTGATGTCGGTGGGCAAGACGGGCGGGCCGGCTTTTCCGACTAGGGCTTACGACCTCGAACGTCAGACATGGACACGCGAAGAAGGCATGACCCTGCGCGATTACTTCGCGGCCAAAGCCATGCAGGGGATCGTTGCCGCAGACAGCGACCCCAGCCCGGAGAAAGTCGGCAGTATTGCGGAGCAAGCGTACATCTTGGCCGCCGCCATGCTGAAAGCGAGGACCGCATGACCCCCCTGCGCCCCCGCGTGGCCGACACCCTGGACATCATCCACGAGCGCCAGCCCGTGGCCATGGCCGACATCGCCTACCGCCTGGGATGCGAAGCCGCCACGGCCAAAACCTACCTGCACCAGCTCCACCAAGCCGGCCTGATCGTGCCGTCCAGCCGTGGCCGCTGGGCACGCTGGCGCATCGCGCCGCCGCCACCGCCGCCCGAGCCTGACTCGGTAGCCCTGCAACGGGCCATCGAGCAAGCGTCCAGCATCTGGCATTACGCGCGCCGCATTGCCGCCATCTCAGGAGTCCACCAATGATCCGCATCCCGAATCCTTTTCGCACCCCGAGCCCCAAGGAGTTGATGGCCCGAGAACTCGACCAGGCCAGGCGCGGACTGCTTGAAGCCCAGACCGGGCGCGATTACGCCATGGCAATGGTCAACTATCACCTGAACCGCATTGACCGACTGCGGGCGCAGTTGGAGATGGCGGGGGAGGGGCAATGACTGACCTGAAGAAAGCCGCCCAGCAAGCGCTGGAGGCGTTGGAAGGAGGCGCCGATTCGTGGCGTTTGATCGGGCCTGCAATCGACGCCCTCAAGGCCGCGCTGGAGCAGCCGGAGCAGGAGCCGGTGGGCGATTCTTATGCCGACCTTTTTAACGCACTGCAACGCATTGAAACTGCGGCAGTATTTTTGCCGTCATTTAAGATCACCCACGAGGGAGGGCTTGAAGCGGTGGTGCAAAACATTGTGGATGCCATCGCCGCGCTGGAGCAGACGGAGCAGCCAGAGCCAGTGGTTTGGGGCGTTGACTGGGGCAGTCATGGCGATAGATCATGCTGCACGATCATCAAGCAGCACACCGATGGCAATCGGGAAGTGGTAGCGGTTGAGTACGCGCCGTCATACACCCACCCACCCCGCCGCGAGGCGAAGCAGGAGCAGCCGAATCAAGGCGGCAAAACCGGATGGCCCCCCGGCCTGCTACAAGACGACTGTAGGGGGCTCAGCAAGTGGCTGGCTTCGCAACCTGATGCTCGACGCAGAGTCCGCGAGGCGGTGGCCGCGCTGAAGGAGAAGAACATGACCTAGCCACTTGCTAACTCGTTAGCCCTCAGTCACAATCGTTAGCACCTGTTCAACAACTCAGTCATTCATCATGAACATGTACACCGCCAAAGACCTTCGCGCCGTCATCAACTGGATGGGGCACGACAAGCTCCTGGAGTTCCTCGACGAGAAGGAAATCTTCCCCGCCCACCGCATCACCACGGCCAAGCGCACGTACCGGCTGTACGACGAGGCAGCACTCACCAAGTGCAAAGCCCTGCGGGTCATCCACGACGCGGAGATGGCGCTGGCCAAGAAGCCCGTGGCCCCCGAAGCCCCCCAAGAAGCGCAGCCCTACGCCCCGTCTGTTGCGGCACTGCACCTCGCCGTGGAGCGCATGGCCGAGGAAGTGGCCCACATCCGCAAGCAGATTGACACCCTGGTCAAGGAGCTGGGCGGCAAGCCCTTCGACGACGAAGGCGTAAGCGCAGGAGGCACAGCTTGAAGTGCCCCACATGCGGAACCTGGACCCAGGTGCTGGAGACTCGCAAGCGGGCGAACAACGCGACCAGGAGGCGCTACGAGTGCGCGAACCTGCATCGCTTCACCACTGTCGAGTCCGTCCTCGCCCCGACTGGCCCTTCCTGTTCTACGAGCACGAAGGAGTCACCTACCTCAACCGAGCCTCGCGAAGAAAACGCGACCTCGACAGCTACGGAGAATCCCCATGGTGAATAAGCATGGATGCACCGGCCCTTGCGACCAAGGCCGGCAAGACTGCCCCCACCCGCAGGCGTGCGAGGTAGGGGACGACGAGCCTAAGTTCTACGGACGCGACTGGGCCATGGACGGACTCAAGGCTGCGGTCATGGTGGCCGTAGTCGTGGGCGCCGTCAGCCTGTTGTTCGGCACGGTGTACGAGAGGTTCGGAGCATGACCCGCGACGACGTCATCAATTTGGCGCGCCAGCACGGCAAGCCTGTGCAGGAGAAGAACGCCGAAGTCGCATACCTGTTCACGCTCGAGGGCGTCAACGCGCTGCTCGCTGCCGAGCGCGAGGCGTGTGCTACCGCGTGCGAGGAGTTTTACAGCATTGAGTGGCTGGCCCAGCACTGCGCCGCTGCCATCCGCGCACGGGGGAACACATGAACCCACCACCGTCCACCAAGGGCCGCACGATCATCAAGATCAACGCGTTCACGCAGGCTCGACTCATCCGCCTGCTGCTCGACGGCGACCTCAACTGTGCGGAACTGGCGCAGGAGACCGGCCTGCACTACGTGACAGTCCTCCAGTACACACGCGAGCTTCACCGTGCAGGCGCGGCCCACATCGTGCGCTGGAAGAAGGACTCACGTGACCGCGACAGCCTGAAGGTCTACAAGCTCGGCGTGGGCAAGGACGCCAAGCGCGACAAGCTCACCGCCGCTCAACGGCAGGAGCGCGTGCGCAAGCGCAAGCAGATGGCCAGCCTGTTAGGACTCACTGCGGGGCCCCCACAATGACCGACAAGGAAATCCTCGGGCGACTCGTTCGCATCGAGACCCGCCTGAGCAAGCTCATGGCCTTCTTCGGGCTCAACCCGACGACAGGCGAACCCACCACCCAACGAAAGGACACTGATGACCCGCGAAAGAAGCACACCCCTGACTACGCCAGCCAACAACGTCCAGATAGGCGGTGACCACTACAAGTCCAAGTCGATCCAGCCCTGGGACTACATCGCGGCCAACCACCTCGGGTACTTCGAGGGGAACATCGTCAAGTACGTGAGCCGCTGGCGCGACAAGGGTGGGCTGGCTGACCTGCTCAAGGCCCGGCACTACCTGGACAAGCTCATCGAGCTTGAGGAGAACGCGCAATGACCGACAGCGAGTACCGGGAGATGCTGAACCACCACCAGCAGCTCCTGAATCAGCAGGTGCGGGACCAGATGATGCGGGCGTACCCAGACCCGAGCGACCCGTCCTCGACCGCATACAGGGAGTACCTGAAAGCGCAGCAGGCCGCCATGATGAACTCCGCGTTGAATACCCAGTTCGGGCAAGCGAAGACTGCCCCAGCGCGGCACATCAGTGTCGGGGGCACCAAGCTCCACGAGAAGGACGTGCGCGAGCTGCACAACCTCATCGAGTTCATGAAGTTCGCCACCGAGGCCAGCGAAGAGATGAAGGCGCTGTGGACGGCCTTCGTCGTGGCCAGGAAGTTGGAGGGTTGAATGGGCATCCGCAACTGGATCAGAAGGTGGCTCAACGCTGACCTCAAAAAGCCGGTCCTTGTGGCCGCTTCGCAGCCCGACCCTCAGCGGGAGTCCACCGCGACGTGCCGAGTGTCTGTCCTCAAGGCGCTGAACGGGCGCGTGCTGGAGGTGGGGACCTACAAGCCCAACACCAGAGGCCCGGACTGGACCTTTGAGCTGTTCATCGTGCCGGAGAACGCGACCATCGCGTCCGCCATCACAACCGTGTTCGCCATGAAGGCGTTGGAAAACTGAGGGCCCCTGAGTCGCATTTCCGTATTGCACATGCGGCTCGCCCACCTTCAGGGGCCCGCGATTCGCGGGTGGGCGGGTCTCCTAACCACGTAACGCCAGTGGAATGTGCATCGGCGTGACAGCACGGAGAGACGGCACTTACAAGGAGAACCCACAACGTGATGCCCGTATACCTGGACTTCGAGTCGTACTGGTCGACCGACCACACGCTCTCGAAGATGTCCCCAACCGAGTACGTCATGCACCCCGACACCGAGATCATTTCGGTGGCCATCAAGTGTGCGGACTACCCCACCGACGTCATCTTCGGCGAGGCCGAGATCAAGCGCCACCTCGATGCGCTGGACTGGTCGACCAAGATGGCCATCGGCCACAACATGAGCGGCTTCGATGCGCTCATCCTTGCGTGGCGCTTCGGCATCCGCCCCAAGATGTGGGGGTGCACCGCCGCCATGGCCCGCAGCAAGTACGGCAAGACCTGTGGCGTGTCGCTCAAGGCGCTGTCCAAGGAGCTGGGAGTCGGCGCCAAGCTGGACCTGGAGGCCACCAACACCAAGGGCAAGCACCTCAAGGACTTCACGCCCGATGAGCTGCGCGCAATGGAGAAGTACAACAAGGTCGACACCGAGCTGTGCGCCAAGCTCTTCAAGCTGCTGGCCAAGGGCTTCCCCAAGAACGAGCTGGTGCAGATCGACATGACCACGCGCACGCTGGTCGAGCCCAAGTTCGTGCTGGACGTAGACCTCGTGGAGGGCGCACTCAACGACGTGCGTGCCGAGAAGCAACGCTCGCTGCTGGACTTGGCCAAGCAACTCGACATCGAGGGCATGACAGCCGTTGCCCTGGAGCACGGCGTGAGCATCGAGGAGCAGATCCGTGCAGAGCTGGCCTCGGCGCCGAAGTTCGCGGCACTGCTGACCAAGCTCGGCGTGGAGGTGCCGTACAAGACCTCGCCCACCAACCCCGACAAGGAGGTGCCGGCGCTGGCCAAGACCGACGAGGCGTTCATCAAGCTCCAGGACCATCGCAACCCGCTGGTGGCCGCTGCTGCGCGTGCTCGGCTGGAGGTCAAGTCCACACTGCTGGAGACGCGCCTGCAAGCGTTCCTGCGTGCAGCCAAGGTGTGCGGCGGCAAGCTGCCCGTGCCGCTCAAGTACGTGGGCGCAGACACCACTGGGCGCTGGTCCGGTGAGCAGTACAACATGCAGAACCTGCCGCGCATCTCGCCGGGCAAGCCCAAGACGAGCGACGCGCTGCGCATGAGCCTGTTGGCACCCAAGGGGCACAAGGTCATCGTGGCGGACCTGTCAGGCATCGAGCTGCGGGTCAACCACTTCCTGTGGAAGGTCCCCTCCTCCATGGCGCTGTTCAAGGCCGACCCGGAGAAGGCCGACCTCTACAAGGACTTCGCATCTTCGCTGTACGACGTGGCTGTGGAAGAGGTCGCCAAGGATCAACGTCAGGTGGGCAAGGTCGCGCACCTGGGCCTGGGGTTCGGCGCTGGCGCACCCACGTTCCAGAAGGTCGCCAAGCTCATGGCGGGCATCGAGCTGTCAGATGGCGAGTCCATCAACATCGTGGGCAAGTGGCGCGAGGAGTACGACGAGATCGTCGACGGCTGGCGCACGTTCCAGGACAACCTGCCCAACATCCTCCAGGGCATCGAGTCATCCATTGACCCGTGGGGTCTGTGCGTGACCGAGAAGAACGCGGTGCGGCTGCCCTCCGGGCGGCGCATCTACTACCCGTCCCTGGTCAAGGAGCGCGACCAAGTCACGGGCAAGTCCGAATGGTGGTACGGCCAAGGTCGCCATCGCGCCCGCATCTACGCCGGCAAGGGTGTGGAGAACCTCGTGCAGGCGCTGGCCCGTGACGTCATCGCCGACAACGCCCTGGCGTTTCGCAAGGCCACTGGCCTGTCACCCGCCCTGATGGTGCACGACGAACTGGTCTACGTGGTCAAGGAGGACGACGCCGAGGACATGCTGGAGCTGCTCCAGGCGCTCATGCGGACTCCGCCCACGTGGTGGCCCGAGCTTGTGACCTGGAGCGAAGGTGACATCGCGCAGTGCTACGGTGCAGCAAAGTGACACACAGTGACGTACGGACAAGCAACTTGATTCTGGGGGGAAGTATGTGTAATGTGGTGGCACTTCTGCTAACACCTTACAGGCTAACACATGATAAGCTACGACCTAACACGAGCGCGGCTTGCCGTGCAATTCCTCGTGGACTCGTCGTACTTCCATCAGCACGTTCGCAAGCTGCGATCCACCGTCACCAAGCCGCGAGCCATGCCATTCAAGGACGAGTCCGAGGTGCTCAACGAGCTGCTGGTTGTAGGCCGGCAGAGCGCCCAGGCCATGGAGAACCTGATCGAGGTAGCGCAGATCAAGCGCGACGACCGCAACGAGTACCAGCGCCAGTACATGGCAGCCAAGCGCCAGCGCGACCGCAAGATCATCGAGTTCGAGGAGCGGGTGCTTGGCAAGAAGCTCGGCCCCGAGGCCAAGATCCAGGTGCTTCAGCGGCAGTACGACACCTGGAACCGCGAGCGCGACGCACTCCTCAAGTCGATGGGCAAGGTGCTGTGGGCCGATCGCAACGAGCGACTGAAGGACTTCTGGGCGCGCAAGGAGCGCGAGTTCGATGCCCTCATCGAGGAGGCCAAGGTCAGCGGCCCGGTCAAGCGCAAGCGCATCGTGCAGGTAGCGGCCAAGCCCTCGACAGCGTTCGGGGAGAAGCTCACGAAAGCCATTCAGTACCCCCCGCCCAAGCGTTGACAACTACCCTGCCTGACCCTACAGTCAGGCTTCAACAACAGGCCCCCAGCGACGAATGTCGTTCTGGGGCGTAACCCCATGAACATGCCCGCGTGGACGTACAGCCAGCTCGACTCGTTCGAGAGCTGCCCCAAGAAGTTCTTCCACCTGAAGGTTGCCCGCGACGTCGTGGAGCCGCCTTCGGTGCACACCGAGTGGGGGACAAAGGTCCACAGCGCGTTCGAGGACTGCATCAACAAGGGTGACCCCCTACCCGAAGGGATGACCCAGTGGCAAGGACTGGCCAACAAGCTGGCTCGGCTGCCCGGCCAGAAGTTGACCGAGGTCAAGTTCGCCATCGACCGTGCGTTCCAGCCCACGGACTGGAAGACTTCGTGGAGCCGCGGGATCGCGGACTTGCTGGTCGTCCATGGCGACAAGGCCGCAGTGCTGGACTACAAGACGGGTAAGAGGAAGCCCACCGAGCAGTTGGACCTGTACGCCAATTACGTTTTTCACCACTACCCCCAGGTCAACAAAGTCACGACGGGCTTTGTGTGGCTTAAAGACAAGCGAATCGACTGGAAACCCCTCACAAGGTCTTCACTACCCGAGACATGGCAGGCATTATTGCCACGTGTTCGCAAGTTGGAGTCAGCCTACGAAAGAGATAGCTGGCCCGCTCGACCATCGGGGCTGTGTAACGGGTGGTGCCCGGTCACAGCATGCCAGTTCAACAAGGGGAGAAAGTGACGTGGTGCGTACGGAGTATTCGTGGTTGACCAGCACTGAATTGGTGCATGTAGTCCTTAACAAGAAGAGCGCCACGACGCTTGAAACCGAGCTGGCCCAACGGCTAGATGTCTACATCAAAGAGCAGGAAGGAACTGACCCATGCCCACCCCAGAGGGACGAGTCAAGGAGTCAGTGAGGAGGTTCCTCAAGGACAAGGGGGTCTGGTACTACCAGCCTGTGCAGAACGGCATGGGCGTGGTGGGTATCCCCGATTTCGTGTGCTGCTGGCGGGGTAGGTTCCTCGCCATCGAAACCAAGGCTCCTGGGAAGCGGAGGGAGACAACCGCTAACCAGGACCGAGTCATCATGCAGATCCACCAGCATGGCGGGGTTGCCGTAGTGGTGGACGACGTTTCGCAGCTCATTCCCGTTTTTGTTCAGACCGCACTCGAAGGAGCACATCATGACCAAGTCAACTGCGCGTAAGCTGGAGTACCAGAAGGCGTACAACGCCCGACCGGAGGAAGTCGCCAAGCGCGTGAAGAACAACGCCGCACGGCGCGATGCCATCAAGGACGGTCGCGCCCGAGTCGGCGACGGCAAGGATGTGGCTCACAAGAAGTCGCTGGAGAACGGCGGCACCAACGCGAAGGGCAACGTCGCCGTGGAGTCCCGCGCCAAGAACCGTGGATGGAGGAAGGGCAGTGGCTCTTACAACCCAGATAAGTGAACAGTTCGAGGGCCCCTACGTCAAGACCATCACCAACGAGCTTCGACGTGCAGGGTGCGACCACTTGACCGTCCTGAAACGAGCAATGAACCATGAAGATTGGAACTTCGTTTGGGTGTGGCGCACCCGAGCGGGCAACACCGGCCACTACGTCACCGAGGAGCCCAAGCCCACCAGCGAGGAACTGACCGCGATGTTCGCTGCCATCAAGCTCACTGATTGACCCACAATGCTTATCCACAAGCGCAAGAAAGCAGTCGTACTCAAGCTGCGCAACCCTGAACGAGTAACGACCGTCATCCCGACGGCGGTCAAGGTCAACGACCACATGGTGGCGGTGCCGCACCGCCCCGACGAGACCCGGGTGCTGCGCAACCTGGGCTTCGAGGTCCCCGACCCGATGCCCATCCACTACGACTGGCCCAAGGTCAACGGGGCGCACGACCCGTTCGCAGCCCAACGTACCACGGCCAACTTTCTGGCCATGCACTCGCGGGCCTACTGCCTCAACGGCATGGGCACGGGCAAGACGAACTCGGCCCTGTGGGCCTACGACTACCTGCGGCGCACCAAGCAGGTCAGGAAGATGATCGTCGTGTGCCCACTGTCCACGATGGAGCGCACCTGGGCGGACTCGGTGTTCTTCACCTTCCCGCACCTGGACTGTGCGGTGCTGCACGGCACCCGCGAGAAGCGCATCAAGCTGCTGGCGCAGGACGTGCACGTCTACGTCATCAACATCGACGGGCTGACTACCATCCGCGACGAGCTGGCCAAGCGAGATGACATCGACTTGGTGGTCGTCGACGAGCTGGCGCTGGCCCGCAACTCAGGAACCGAGCGATGGAAGACACTGAACACGGTGTGCAACAAGCAGCACAACCGCCGAGTGTGGGGGATGACGGGCTCGCCCACCCCCAACGCACCGACGGACGCCTGGGCACAGTGCCGGCTGGTGACCCCAGACAACCCCGAGGTCCCGAAGTATTTCGGCAAGTTCCGCGACCGGGTCATGAAGCAGTTGACCCCCTTCAAGTGGGTGGCCCGGCAGGACGCGACGGACACGGTGCACGCCATGATGCAGCCGGCGATCCGCTTCGCCCTGGAGGACTGCGTGGACCTGCCCGAGCAGACTGTGGTGACCCGCGAGGCGCCGATGACCAAGGAGCAGGCCAAAGCCTACAAGGACATGCTGGCCAAGCTGGCGACCGAGTATGCGGGTGGGCAGATCCTGGCGGTCAACGAGGCGGTCAAGGCCAACAAGCTCATCCAGATCGCCTGTGGCGTGGCCTACGGGACCGATGGCACCGAGGTCGTACTTCCCTCCGGTCCGAGACTGGACGTGCTCAAGGAGCTGATCGAAGAGTCCACCGGCAAGGTGATCGTGTTCGTCCCCCTGACTGCTGCGCTGGAGTCTGTAGCCCAGGTGTTGAGGGCCGACTGGAGCGTCGAAGTAGTGCACGGCGAGACCAGTAAGACCGAGCGCGACCGCATCTTCGGCGCCTTCCAGAGCCAGCCAGACCCACGGGTACTGGTGGCCAACGCGGCGACCATGAGCCACGGCCTGACCCTGACGGCAGCCACCACCATCGTGTGGTACGCCCCAGTGCACAGCAACGAGGTCTACGAGCAAGCCTGCGCCCGGGTCCGCCGGCCCGGCCAGAAGCGCACCACGGTCATCGCCCACATCGCCGGCACCGACGTCGAGCGGCGTGTCTACAAGCGTCTCCAGGACAAGCAGTCCCTCCAAGGCCTGCTGCTGGATATGGTCCGAGAAGGGAGCAAAAGTGAGTTAGCAACTACCCCTTGACAGCCGGCCGCGCCGGCACCACAATTCACTTCCTTACAACAGGAGCTAACACATGAAACTGTCTGACGCAGTTAGCTTGTACATCAAGCTGCGTGACAAGAAGGCCGAGATCAAGGCCCAGATGGATGAGGCCGTCAAGCCCATCCAAGAGAAGATGGACAAGCTGGAGGCCAAGCTGCTGGAGGCCTTCCAGGCTACCGGCGTGGACTCGGTCAAGACCGAGTTCGGCACTGCATACACGAGCGTTCGCACCACGGCCAGCATTGCCGACCGCGACGCCTTCATGGAGTTCGTCAAGGCCCACGAGGAGTGGAGCCTGCTGGAGGTCCGGGCAGCCAAGACCGCCATCGAACAGTACCGCGCCGCCAACGACGACGAGTTGCCTCCGGGTGTCAACATCCGTGAGGAAAGAGTCGTCAACGTGCGCCGGTCCGCGTAAACTCATCCCCCCTAGGAGTCACCACAGTGAACATCATTCCGTTCGAGGGCAAGACCCTCCCCGCCTACCTCAAGAAGTTCAACGTCGAAGAGTTGAACGCCGACCTGACCGCCCACGCCGGCGGCGGGTTCCCCGTCATGTCCATCAAGGGCAAGAAGTGGACGGTCGTGCGCGACGGCGAGAAGAACGTCCTGCCCAACCCCAAGGACCCCGAGAGCCCGGCCACCAGCATCGACGTGGTCATCATCAAGGCCAACAAGGGCACGAGCAAGGTCTTCTACCTCAAGGGCTACGACCCGGAGTCCAGCGACAAGCAAAAGCCCGACTGCTACTCCAGCGACGGTGTGGCGCCTGCGGCCGACGCGCAGAGCCCGCAGTCCAAGAAGTGCGCCACCTGCCCGCACAACCAGTGGGGCTCGCGCATCACCGAGAAGGGTGCGTCCAAGGGCAAGGCTTGCAACGACACCGTGCGTCTGGCCATCGCGCCGGCCGGTCAGGTCAACGACCCGATGCTGCTGCGCGTGCCTCCTGCGTCCATCCGCAACCTGGGCGAGTACGGTCAACTGCTGGCCAAGCGCGGCGTGGGCTACAACATGGTGGTCACCAAGATCGGGTTCGACGTCGAGGCCGAGTCGCCGAAGCTGACCTTCAAGCCCGTGGGCTTCCTGGACGATGCTTCCTACACCGAGGTGCAGGAGGTCATGGAGTCCGACATCGTGCGCGACATCACGGGTGGCAGCCTGACCAAGGCCATCGAGTCCGTGGCTGCTGCCGACGAGCAAGAGACCGCCAAGGAAGCCGAGGCCAAGGAGGTGGTCAAGCAGGCGGTCTCCAAGGCCAAGCAGGTCACCGACGAGGAAGTCGAGACCGCCGTCAAGGCAGCCGAGAAGCCCGTCGAGAGGCAGGCCAAGCCCAGGGCTGCGGCCAAGCCCGCCCCGGTGGTCACCGATGACCTGGACGTCGACCTCGACGGGATCGACTTCGACGACTGATGAGAACTACAGTGGGGAGGCGCTTCGGCGACCTCCCCTTTTTTGTCTGCACCTGGGGCTTGCATGTCGTACCAAATTGAACAACGAAAAGTGGCGGGCGTGGTGAAGGAAGCCAGCGCCGCCCTGGAAGGGAAGGACTTCAACCACGGCGAGGTCCTGGTTGGACTGGCCGAACTGCTGGGCCGTGTCATCGTGGACGTGGGCAAGCACCACATCCAGATGGATGACATGAAGAAGGTCGTCGTTGACCACCTGGAGCGGACTGTCCGCATCGGGGCCCACGCCACGGAGAAGAGTATCGTCGCACGGGGGTGAGATGGACACCCTTGAGTTCCTGCGCACGATCCTGCCCGAAGAGGGCATCCACTACCTAGCACTGTTCCGCGAGGGCTACCAGTTCCCGGCGCACCGCGCATACAGCGACCTGGAGACCATGGCCTACGCCATCGACGAGATGGCAACCAAGCCGGGGCTCCAGGTCTACCATGCCTGCGCGACCTACCAGAAGGCGGTCATCGAGATCGAGACCGATGACCCCGACAAGCCCAAGCGCAAGTACCGCATCCCCGAGAACTGGGACCGGGCCAAGGCGTTCTGGGTGGACATCGACTGCGGCCAGGAGAAGTTCGACAAGGGCGAGGGCTACCTCACCAAGACGGACGCTGCCAAGGCTGCATTCAAGTTCGCCGACACGATCGGCTGGCCGCGCCCCATGCTGGTGGACTCCGGCAACGGGCTGCATGCTTACTGGCCACTGAACAAGTCGCTAAAGTCCGACAGTTGGCGCAAGCTTGCCAACGTGTTGAAGGCTACGCTCGCCCACGAGGGCGTGCGGGCGGACCCCACGCGCACTGCCGACTTCAGTTCCATCCTGCGCCCGGTGGGCTCGGTCAACCGCAAGGGCGGGGGGTCGAAGGATGTCAAGGTCAAGGCGCTTTGCGTCGCCCAGGACGCGAAGGCGTTAGCTACTGCCCTGCTGAAGTACGCCGCCGACCATGGGGTCAAGCAGCCCAAGACCGCTGCCCCGTCTGCGCCGCGTGGCGGGTCAGATCTCAACTCCGACCTGACTGCGCACCTGTCGTACCCGGACATCCCCAGCATGGGCGTCGAGGTGGCCGGCAAGTGCGCCCAGGTGGCGCTGATGCGCGACACCGAGGGCGACGTGACCTACGAGCACTGGCGCGGGGTCATCGGGCTGCTCACGCACTGCGAAGACGGCAGGGCACTGGCCGAGGCCTGGAGCGCACAGCGGGAGAACACCGACCACGCGCAGACCGACTGGCAGACCCGGTTCGACACATGGGGGTCAGGCCCCACCACCTGCGAGTTCTTCGAGAAGTGCAACCCCGGAGGCTGCACGGGCTGCGAGTTCAAGGGCAAGGTCAAGTCGCCCATCATCCTGGGCCGGGTGATCCCGATCGCCGTCGAGTCCGAAGTCGAAGTTGTTAGTAGCGAGGGTGAGTCCGAAGTAGTCACGACTCCGGCGCTGCCCACGTCATATGTGTACTCCAACGGCCTGCTCACGAGGCTGCTGCCGGACAAGGACGGGGTGTTGCAGTCGTTTCCCTTCTGCACCCTGCTCTTCTACCCCACGGCGCGCATCCGGGGCGAAGACGGCACCTACCGCATCGGCATGCGGATGCACCTGCCCAACAAGCGGGTGCGCGACTTCGAGATGTCCCACGAGTCCATGGCGTCGCAGACCGACATGCTGCGGGCGATGGCCAAGTACGAACTCACACAGAGCAACCACAAGGACGCAGGCTCACACATGGCTGCATACCTTCGAGACCAACTGGAGGCGCTCAAGCGCCAAGTCGACGAGGTCAGCACGCTGACCAGTTTCGGCTGGAAGCCCGACGGCACGTTCCTCATCGGTGACCGCCTCTACGGCGCCGACGGCACGGTGCGCCGCGTGCTGCTGGGCGGCTCCGCCACCCGGTACTCTGCGAGCCTGCCGGCCCCCAAGGGCACGCTGGCGGGCTACGCTGACGCGCTGAACTTCATGTACAACCGCGCCGGCATGGAGCACTGGCAGTACGCCATCTGCTCGGGCTGGGGGTCCATGCTCACGCCCATGTGCGAGGAGCTGTTCAAGGGCCTGCTGGTGGCGCTGCGCGGCGGCGACTCGGGCAAGGGCAAGACCACGGCCTGCTACGCGAGCCTGTACGCCTTTGGCAACGCGGAAGGCATGTCGCTCAAGTCCAAGGACGGCTTCACCTACAACGCCCTGTGGGCGGTGCTGGGTGCGTTCAACAACCTGCCGGTGCTGCTCGACGAGTTGACCAACATGGACGCGTCCATGTTCTCCGACCTCGCCTACGGCGTGTCCAACGGCCAGGAGAAGATCCGCCTGACCTCCAAGGGCGGCTCAGTGGGGTTCGCCAACACCATCCAGTGGCGGCTGTCCCCATTCGTGACCGGCAACCGCGACTTCCACGGACTGCTCGCCACCACCCAGGCCAACTCCCAGGCCGAGGCCGTGCGCCTCGTTCAGATCAACGTGGACACCTACCCCGTGGTCCGCCTGGACGAAGACCCCCAGCGCGAGGCCGAGATCGCGCAGCAGTGCGTCGACGCCATGAAGGCCAACGCCGGGTGCGCGGGCGACGCCATGGTGCGCTACATCGTGCAGAACGTGCCGGCGCTGACCGACGAAGTGCGTGCGATGACGCTGGAGCTGGCCAAGCACCTGCCCGACACCAAGTACCGCTTCTACCGTGCGCATGCCGCATGCACATTGACCATGTGCAGAGTAGCCCGCGACCTCGGCATCGTGCAGTTCGACCTGGATCGCCTCTTCGATTTCGCGACGTCGCTGCTGTGGGAGTTGGCCGAGAACGTCACTATCACCAACACCGTGACCATGGAAGACGCCTTCAGCCGCATGATGGCCGAGCTGGCCAGCCGCATCCTCGTGACCCACGAGTTCCGCGACGCCCGCCACAAGAACGGCCCGGAGACTCCGCGCAACCGCATCCACGGGTCAGTGGCCGGGCGCTACGTGCTGGGCACCACCACGGCCCGCGAGTACGCAGGGCACATCATGCTCAACCAGAAGGAAGTGCGCGACTGGTGCATGAGCAACCGCACCGACTACAACGCCATGGTCGACCAACTCGAACGCGACGGTGCGCTCGTCAAGCGCCTGGACAAGGTGACCCTGACCCGTGGCACCGACTTCCCCACCGTGCAGGCCCGCTGCATCGTCGTCAATGCCCACAGACTGGACAAAGACGCGCTAACTCTTGTTAGTAGTAGCTCACATGGAAGTAGTGACAGACAAGCGGTCGGGGAGGTATGATGCACCTCGTTAGTTCCTACAGGTGTTTTCCCGGGGTGTGGGTTGGGAGTTCCCGGCCGCCCCGGGTCTTTTTTCCGAGGCTTCCATGAAGATGACGCTTGACGCCAAGGGGCTGGCCGAAGCCCTCAGCCTGCCGGTGCGTACGGTTCAGCAGTACGCATCCCGCTACCCCGACAAACTCCCGCCCAGGCTCAATCTGCCCAGTCGGAAACTGATGTGGGCTGTGACCGACGTGCAGGAGTGGGTCGAGCGCCACCGCGCAGCTTCGCCGCAAGCTCCGCAGCAGTAGGGTTGTAGTAGGTCTGGAGGGACTTGTAGTCCCGGTGGCCGATGACCGCAGCGAGTTCTTGCAACGAGAGCCGCTTGGCCAACTGACTCGTGGCCTCATGCCGCGAGTCGTGAAAGTGGAGGTCCTTGATCCCGAGGGCCTTGCACGCATCTCTGAACTCCACGCCAATGCTTCCAGCGTTGACCGGGAAGACCCGGTCGTCCAGGCGTGGTAACCCCCTCAGCAATTCCTCAGCACGCTCCGTGAGCAACGCATGGCGGTCATCGCCGTTCTTGCCGTGCAGCACGTAGAGCGTTCCTTGTGCGGAGTCCACGTGGGACCAGCGCAGCCGCATCAACTCTCCCAGGCGCAGCCCAGTGTGGCACGCGAACTCGAACATCCACGGCACGTACTCGCGCACCTTGGTGGGCGGTGAGACTCCGAAGTGCCCCCACAGGGCAGCCAGCTCCTGGTCGCTTGGCCGGCGCTTGCGGTGCTTGCCCTTGGCCGGGCGCAGACACGACTTCACCGGGTTGGCCCGCAGCTTAATCCTCCAACGCTTGATGGCGTAGGTGAAGACCCCCGAGATGACGTTCAGCTCGCGGTTGACGGTGTCGCCGCTCACCTCGCCCTTGCGCTCCTCGCACCAGTCGACCAGCGCGTCGGTGCAGGCGGTCAGTTGGAGCTTGGTCCAGTCGGCCTTGAGCAGCCGGGTGATCGCGTTGAAGTTCCACTTCCAGTCGTCCTTGGCTTCGACGACCTCGCGCCTGTAGCGCAGGAACAACTCTTCAACGGTCAGCTTGATGGGCGCGACGTACTCGCCCTCGTCGATCTCGACTTCGAGCTTGCGGGCGAACTTGTCGGCGTTCGCTTTGCGTTTGAACGTCTTTGAAACTGGGCTAACGCCTTTGCGTCGAACCTGGACGCGGTAGCGGCCGCCGTCTTTGTACACGGTAGGCATGTGCTCCTCACTGCACGAGTGGAAGCACCAAATTGCCCGGAGAGCCGCGCCCTGTCTAGAGTCTTGCGTCCTCTTCTGGGCACCAGTTTAATTCAAAGCTGTTAGATTGGCTTGTAAAATCAAACAGTTAGAGATGTACGGTGTGGTGCAATTGTAGACTGATTTAGATGGTCTTGTGCACGGGAATTGCACCACGGCGGGTCAGCACTTCCAAGCCCGCAAGCTCTTGTTGATCCGCGAGTTGGGGTCTTTGGCCGTCTTCTCGCTGGTCAGCTTCTCGCGCATCCCTTTCATCCTGGCACAGAAGGAGTCCCGCCGGGGGCCACCCTCCGGCTGCGGAGCCTTGAGCCCGGGCTTGCCCGGGTTCGCCTTGTTGTATGAGGCGCGCCCCTTGGCGTTCAAGCCGCCGGACTCTGCCTTGCCTTCCTTGCGTTGCCACGCTGGGCTCTTGGCCATGGTCACTCCTCATCCTCGGTCACGAGGTCTTCGACAAAGCGACGGGTGTCGCGGTTGAACTGGATGCCGCCCAGCGTGTTGCGCTCGCGCTCGCGCTGGTTCTGCTCGGCCCGCATCAGGGACGACAGGGGCTGGCGCCGATAGCCGGCTTCCTCGCGGGCGTCTTGCAGCGCCATCCAACGCTCCCGAGCCTCGGCCCGGGCGTCCGGGTCATCCTTGGCCCGCAGGTAGGCGTTGCGGATCTTCTCCGCCTTGCCCTGGAACTTGTCGTCCGCCTCGCGCTTGACCCGGTCGCGGAACTGGCGCTCGGCGAGCTGAGTGGGCTGGAAGCCGATGGCCTGCCAGAACGTGTCCATGCCTGAGATCTCGTCCGGGGAGATCAGCTCGTCGCCGTTGCGCCGCGTCAAGCCTTCGGTGGCTTGCCGGTACGACTTCATGGCGTTGGTCACGCCCGTGGGCACGAGCTGCTCCACGCCCCGGTAATACTGCCCGTCACGAATTAGGTTGATGCCGTCTGCTGCGCGCAACGTCAGGCCCCCAGCAGGGCCGCCGAACGCAGCGAAGGCCGCCGACTCCAGGCCCGCCCGGCTGGACAGGTCCAGGTCGTTGAACGGCAGCAGCGACAGCACGTTGCCGGCGCCGAGCTTTTGAGACAAGTCCACGCCGAGCGCCGCAGGGACGCCACGGGTGATGAGGGTCGCCACCTGCTCGTTGCCAATCCACTCGCGCAGCGCCTGCTCGGTGTTGAACGGCTCGTCGTCGCCCCCGCCCATCAGCGCACCGAGCGCCCAGGAGATGGCAGCGAACCCGGGTAGGCCGATGGCGCCGGCCATGACGGCGGTGTGGCCCAGCAGGAACCCGAGTGCCTTGCGGGCGGCAGCCTGCTCCTGGCCGCTGAAGCTGTTCTTCACGAGCTTGGCCAGCAGCGTGAGCTGGATGAGCTGGAACTTGCGGAACTGCAAGGCCACCTTGCCGCCTGGGGTGTTGAACACCCTGGGCGCGTTGCCCGCCGTGTAGTCGCCGTGGGTCTGCGTGATGATGGAGTCGGCGTACTCCAGGGCCGCGTCGGCGTTGCCGGTCTTGGCAAGCTCCATGCGGTAGGCCGCGATGGCAGTCGACAGCCGGTTGACGGCTTCGAGCTTCTGGGCGACGTTGCGGATCCCCCGGTCGACCTTGTTCCAGCGGTCCTTGACCGGACCCTCGCCTTCGAGGCGGAACTCACCGAGGTCGGTGTCCATGCCGATGTCGATGCGCCCACGGTCCACCAGCTTGGAGATGGCAGCCCGGACATCTTGCGGCGCGGCCGCGTAGTTGAACTGCTCTCCCAGCTTGGCCGTCTTGAACATGGGAGCCAAGTCCGTGTAGGCCTTGAGCAGCGCGTTGCCCACCTTCAGGTAGTTGTGCCGCCCGGCCATGACCGGCAGCGACATCATGAACGGCTGGGTCAGGTTCTGGAAGTAGTACGCCGGGCTCGTGGCCAGATACCAGATCGAGGACAGCCGCGCCAGCTTGGAGGCGATGGGCGTCGGGTCGTAGTCCATGGACTGCGTGTGCCGCTTCATCAGCTCATTGAACACACCAGACTTGGTGTTCTGCGTCTCCGCGTCGCCGGACTTCACCTCCTTGCGCATCGCGTTGAAGACGTCCAGGGTCTGGTTGTTGAACTTGGCCCCGGCGATGAACTGCGCGTCCGCCCGCCCCTGGGAGGTGAAGGAGCGCAGCATGTCGATCTCGCCGGCCACGCCACGGCGGCGCATCTCGGACTTGCGGGCTGAGGCTTCCGCCAGGGACGACAGGTACAGCTCACCCACCACCTTGCGGGCGGCTCGCACTGCGTTCTTCTCGCCCGGCGCGGCGTCGGCCAGCTCCGAGTCCAGCTCAGAGCGCAGCTTGTTGAAGGCCGAGAGCATGCCGCCGAACATCGTCTGCTGGACGGCTTCCTTCTGGCGGAACACCACGTCGGCGAAGGCGCCCTGCTTCTGAAGCTGCGCCACCAACTCACGGGCTTCAGCAGCCGACTCAGCGAACGACACGTGGTAGTCGTCGCCCGAGTTCTCCAGCTTGGCCTGCGTCTTCTCGTCGGCGTCCAGGTACTTCTGCGAGCGGGCGATGACCACGTAGTCACCGAACCGCTTGAGCGGCGCGTAGGGCTTGAACTCCTGCAACGCGAACAGCGAAGTGAACCGCTTGAGCTGGTCGGTCTTGTCGGCAGTCAGTCGGGCAGCCTTCTTGGCATCGTTGGCCTTCTGGGCCGCCGCGATCAGGACGTCGTACTCAGAGTTGGTCGCGTCAATGACCGTCTGCTTCTTGAGCGACAGCACCTCGTCGCCGTGGGTGAAGACCGCCCGCACCAGGGCCTTGGACTCCTTGGACAGCGCATCGAACCGCTGCTTCATGTCGGCGTCGATCTTGACGTTGGCGCTCGTGCCCTTGCGCCAGTCGGGCTTGAAGCCCCACGTGCCCTCGCGGGTGGCGTCGTACAGGTACTGGTTGACCGAGCGTGGGCCGGTGCCGCGCTCGGCCTCGGGGACCCGGTTGTACAGGTCGGCCACGCGCTCGACTTCGCGCTCCAGCTTGCCGGTCAGGGCCGCACGCTCCTGGTACACCCGGCGCAGGTCGTTGGCCGACTTCACGCCCAGGTCGACGGCGCGGTTGATGACGTCCTCGGTGAACGTCAGCAGGTTGAGCGCCGTGTTCCCGACGTCGCGCAGCGTGTTGGTGATGGTGTTGACGGGCTTCTGGAGTTCTGCGGGCAGGGCCTGCCGCTTTAGGAACCGCGCCCCTTGCCCATCGAGCCCTTGGGCTCCACGATTACGTGCGGCTTCTTGCCCGACAACTTGTTCTTGCGCAAGCGCTCCTGCGCCTGCTTGAGCAGCTCCATCGCGGCCTGCTTGCGATTTTTCTGCGTTGATGGCGTCATACACGCTCTCCATGAAATCCGCCAGGGCGGGGTGATTGTCTTCCAGGTAGACCCGCCCATTACGGTCCAGGTGCATCGCCCAGAGCTGCGCAAACACCTCCTCACGCAGGCGGTCTGCGGTGAGATCGCCATACTGCGAGAAGTCGAACGGGTACGCCAGCCTCTGCCCCAGCTCGCCCGTCGGGTCGTTCTGGAAAGCGTCGAAGGCCTCGCGCATCAGCGAGCCCATGGGGATGACCTTCCCGTTCACCACCCGGACGTTGAACCCCGCATCGCCAGAGTAGGCGCCACCCCCGAACTGAACGCCATCGGCTACGTGGCCGAACTCGTGGCTGATCGTCCACTCCGAGAGGTCTGAGCTAGGCAGGACTCCGCCACGAATGGCCAGTGCCAGCCCGCCATTGACAGGCATCAGCGCACCGTCGAAGTCGACGCTCTCGTCGGTCACTACGAACGTGGTGACATCGTCGAGTATCCCACCAAGACCCCTGCTTCGGAGTGTGGCGAGTGCGCGGGCCACGCCCGGGAAGCGCTCCAGCGACGCGAGGTCTGTGACCGAGCCAGTGAACTTCAGCCGGCCGGAGTCGACTTGCACCGCCTGCCCCTTCTTGAGCTTGCGGAGATCACCTGCGGCTGCGTCGAGCGTAATGGTGGGCTTCGCGCTGGAACGCTGCATCAACGCAGCGACATCCTGGCGGGTCCAGTTGTTCTCGCCGTACCCCACGAACTCCTTGCGTGCGGCCTCTGGCAAGTCGGCCCACTTGGGTGCGCCGGGAATGGAGTTGGCGGCTCGGTCCCACGCCTGCCCGGCCTGCTCGGTGGGCGTCAGGATCTTGTCAACGGGTGCAGCCGGCGCAGGCGCTGCGGCCTCGGCCTTCTTGACCCGGCGAACCTTCGGGGCCTTGGGCGGCTCGGCACCCTTGGCCTTGCGCACTGCACCGCGCTGGAGGACGCCTTCGGCCTGCTCGATCTCGGCCTGCATCTTCGCCTGTAGGTCAGTGACCTCCTGCTCCAGTTGCTCGATGGGCACCAGCTTGTTGTTGACGGAGACCTCGGACTTGCCGGCGGCGCGGGCCTGAGCGATCTGCTCTGCACGCTTGGCGGCTTTGTCCTGCAAGTCCATCGCCTTCTGCGTGATCTTGGCTGCGACCTCGCTGGGGCTCAGGTACTTGGTCTCGACCTGGGAGATTTCCGCGTCGGCGGACTCCACAGCAGCGTCGTCGCCTTGCTCCTCGGCTGCGGCGCGGCGGGCGTACAGATCGTCCAACTTCTTCTGGTCGGCCTGGGTGATGTTCTCGCGCCCGGCCAGCTCGCCGGAGTCGCGCCAGTTGGAGACTGAGCCGCCCAATGACGCACTGGTGGAGAAGCCCGCGTCGCGCAGGCTGGGGTCGCGCCCGCCCGTCTCAGGAGCGGTGTCGGCGCCGAAGGCGGACTCCGTGGCCTCCAGGTCAACGTCGGTGCGCCCACTCGTGGGCGTGTCGGCCTCTGCCGCGCCTTGCGCGGGCGACAGCTTGGCAGCAAGCTGAGCAACGTAGTCGTCGGTCCAACCGAACTTCTTCTGGGCGCCCTTGATGCGGGCCGCCCGGGTTTTCTGCCCCAGCGCCCCTTCGCCGGTGACCTTGGCCACGTTCTGGCGCGACTGGCCATACTTGTTGGCGATGGCCTCCTCGGTCATGTTCTCCACGTAGCGGTCGTACAGCATCGCCGCATCGCGCTCGCCGAAGATCTGGTTGAGCGTGGTCAGCGTGTCGTCTTCAGCCGCCTCGTCGCCCTGCTCGGCGGCGATGTCCTCAGCCACCTTGAAGAGGTTGACCCGTCGACCCTGCGCCTTGGCGGCGCGAGCCTCGGACCAGACCTGTTGCAGCGATGGCGTGAGTGCTGCCAGTGCGGGAGCGCCGTCGGGCTTGGAGTCTTCCCAGTCGGTCTCGTCCGTGGCCTCGACAGTCTGCTCTTCCTCAGCAACGGGCTCAGGAGCAACGAAGGCCTGCGACTGTGCCAGGGCGGCCGGGTTGACGACACGCCGCTTGCGCTGGACTACGGGCTCGGTGGGCGCCCCGGCCTGCGGCTGCGCAGCAATCTCAGCATCCACTGTCGGTTGCGCCTCCGAGGCCAGGGCATCCGTTACAGGCTCGGCTGGCGCAGCGGGCGCGGCGCCTTGTGCGGCGGTGGCTGCCAGGGGAGCTTCTCCCTGCGCTTCTGCTTGGACGGCTTGAGGGGCTTGGACATTGGCGGGGGCCTCCAGTACAGGCAGGGACGTGACTCCGGGCGCTTGGGCCACGGATGGGGTTGGGGCAGCCGCAGGCGGGGTGCCCTTGACGACACGCAGCCCACCAGCAGGGGTGGGGGCAACAGCGGGCGTAGGCGCAGCAGGCGCAGCAGGCGCAACAGGCGCAGCAGGCGCAACAGGCGCAGCAGGCGCAACAGGCGCAGCAGGCGCAACAGGCGCAGGAGCCTTCTTGGACTCGATGATGGCCTGGGCCAGGAGCTTCTTGGCCTGCGCGTTCTTGCGCTCGGCCATGGCGGTGACCACCGGGGTCAGCGACTCCATGGGGAGCCCCGAGGCCCTGATCTCGCCCAGCAAGTTCAGTGCGTTGCCGTTGGGCACCACGCCCATGTCGATGAGTTCCTGCTCCTCAGCCGAGTAGACCCTGGAGGCGGCGGGCGGCGGAGCCGGCGCCGGAGTCGGCGTAGTGGGCAGCCCTTGGGCCAGCAGCGAGGCCTCGATGGCAGTCAGCTCGCGCTCCACGCCATCTTCGCCTGCGACACGGATACCCGACGGGGCGTCGAACGCTGCGGCGATGTCGGCCTCGCGGGCCTTGCGCTGCTTCTCCAGCTCCTTGGCAGCAAGCGCCGGGGAGATGCCCAGTTGCTGGTCGATGACTTCCTGCGTGCCGAGCCCCGAGTCCGGGCGGATCATGCCGAGGATCGGAGCGAGTTGTTCCTGCCGCGCCCGCTCTGCGTCGGCGATGGCCTTGTCCCTGCGCAGCAAGTCGGACTCGACAGCGCGGTTGTTCAGGTAGCCCACGGCAAGGCCGGTGCCACCGCCCATGACGGCGCCCATGGCGGCAGAGCCCACAACGCCCTTCATCGGGTCGATGGTCGGGTCGTACTGGCCGGCTGCGAGGTTGGCGGACCCCTTGGTGATGGCCTCTTCAAGGCCTTCTTGCGTCGCCTCGTAGAGGCCGGTGCGCAGCACGGGCGCGTTGCGCAAGCCGCGAGTGCCCGCAAGGATTCGCTCGATACCGAGAGCGCCCGTTGCGCCGCCGACCAGCGCAGGCACGACAGAAGCTTCACGAGCTGCTTGCCGAGCCAGCTCCTCCCTGACTGCCGGGTCGATGTTGGGGCTGCGCATGACCTGCTCATACGCGTCGCCTGCGGCGTCTCCACCTGCGGCCGCACCCCCCAGAACCACACCCGCGCCGACACCGGATCGCGCTACGCCTTTCTGGCCGAGCCCGGCGGCGGACGCCAGAGCCTTGGTGCCCTTGATGGCCGCACCGAACGGACCGAAGTTGCCCCCGATCTCAGCCACCGTCTGGAGGGGGTTCTCCAACACGTACCGGCCCACACCACCGACGGCGTCCCAGCCACCCGCGTCAATAGCCCGACTGCGGTCCTCGCGGGCCTGCCGCACCGAGTCGGAGTAGGTCTTCTCGCCCTCGTCGATGACGTACTGAAGCCCCCGCGAAACGGGGTTGTCGACCGAGATGAAGTCGCTGACCGCCTTGCCGATGCCCAGCGCCGAGTTGACCCCGGTGACGATCGTGTCGTTGGCGAACTGAAGTGGGCTGCGAGTCGTCGAGCCCCGAGATGGCGGGGAAATGAACGTAGGGGTGAACCCCTCGATGGGTGCGGCCGAGCGCCGAGTTGAAGCCTCGGTGAAACCCTCGATGATCGGCATGTCGGACCCTCGTTACTTCGTGACAGGCTTGGCCGCGATGGCCTCTTCGAGCGTGCTGTAGGGCCTGCCGTCTCGGCCGATGAACGCCACCATCGGGGCCCCGTCGGCACCCTTGCCCAGTGCGGCGCGAACGCCCGCCTTGCTCGCGTCCTTCTGCATGCGCCCCCAGGTGGTGTTGTCCATGCCTACCGGAGCTTCGAGCCCGCCGTTGAGGACGTTGTAGAGCGGGCGACCGTCTTCGCCGTAGGCAGTGTGCGTGCCGTCTTCGCCCTTGAGGAACCTGGCGGGCCGAGCGCCCTTGTCGCCCGTGACCTTGGGGAACAAGGAGGTGTACCCATCCGGCACGGGGACTTCGCGCACCCCGCCGCCTTGGCGACCGAGGATTCGCTTGCCGTCATCGGACAGCCCGATGGGGGTGAAGTTGTCCGCTGCCGTGGGCGGGCGCGTGAACATGCCGCCGGATTTCCGGGCGTTGAACTCATCGCGCTCCAGGCCCAGCCTGCCCGTGTAGTAGCCCAGCATCCCCTTCTGGTGTGTGCTGTCGTTGGTGATCCTCTGGTCACCCTGGCGGACCTGTTCGAGCTGCGCCCACGCAGTTGGATTGTTCAGCCGCATACCATAGTTGATCGCAGACGCGACGCTCTCCGGCGTGATAGGAACCATCGGCTCAACCATCTTATTGAACGCCGTAGCAACCCCCATCTTGCCGTCACCCAGCACTAACTTTTGGCCGTCTGGGTACAACTCGTACGACGATTGAAGCGCCTGCGCGGCTTCCTGCACTCTGCCGTTGCGAAGCAGGTAGTCAGCCAGCTTTAGCCCTTCACCAACCCGTGCCTGACGGTTGGCGATTTCTGCGTTTGAGAACTGAAGGTCGCCCAGCTTGCGGGTGCGCTCGCGGTCGATGCCGGCTTCGCGCCGGTCGTCCTCAGAGTTGACGAACTGCTGGAGCTGGTTGGCCGTGGACACACCACGGCGACCGAGCCCACGAACCGCAGCAGCTTGGTCAGCGGCAACGTCTCGGTAGGCGCGAGGCGTGGACGTGACGCCGGGCAGCACGTTGCCCTCGTCGTCTCGGGTGACTGGGTAGTTGTTCTTCGCTGCCCACTCGTAGTCCTGGCCCCACTTCTCGGTCGTGGTGGGCACGGCAGACAGACGCCGGTCGATCTCGTCGTCCGCTGCCCGATCGCGGCGAAGAAGCTCGCGCTGCTCATTGCGGTAGGCACGCTCTGCCTCGCGGTCCTTCTTCGCTTCGTCTTCTTCATTCATCCGGCGGCGCAGGCCCAACCCGCGCACGTAGCCGTCAACCAGCCCGGCGGCGATGCTTCCTGCTGCCATGAGTCACTCCTCAGACGTCGAGTTCGAGCTGCTCGGGGATGACATCCACCTCGGCAGCTTCAGCCTTGCGGCGACCACGCTTGGGGGCGGGCGCTTCGGGCTCAGGGGCCTCGAACGACAGCTCGTTGCTGAGCTTCAGGCCCAGCTCGTTGAGAAACGGCATGCCGTCGTCACCCACACCCGTGAGGTACTCCTTCTTGCCGTCGACCACGGCGAGCAACCGCCCGCCCACGATCTCGCCGCCCACCTTGTCTGCCAATGCGTTGATGTCCATACTTCAAGCCCTTCCAATGCCTAACTGCTTTTCGAACTGTAGCCCGTCCTGCCGCATCTTTTCCAACTTGGCAAGGCCGTACTTCCTAACCGTACCCACCGGCAGGACGAACTCTCCGTCCGACAGCAGTGCGGGCACACGGTCATCCTTGGGGCCGCCGGGGCCGGAGACTTTGCCGCCGCGCTGAGTCGTGGCCCCCGGGCGCACCTTGGGCGGGCGGCGGCCCACATGACCGCCGTTCTTGTACCCCATGGCGGCGTTGACCTGCTCTTCGGCGAGCGTCTGCGGGTCGTATCCATCAGAGTCAACTTCGCCGCCGTCAGCGAACTTCAACCCCGCAAAGGTGCCGACTGCTCCGGCGATGTCGCCGTAGAGCCTCTGCTTGGCCTGATAGCCCTGCATGTTGTAGTTCGACAGCCCCATTGCGAGGTTGCCCGCGTTGCCGTACATGTCGCCCGACATGCCGTAGCCCCCGCGCATGAACTGGTTGCCCTGGTTCATGATGCCCATACCTTGGGCGGAGTTGTTGCCCGCAGCTCCGCCGGCCGCGTTGGCGCCCTGCATGAAATTGCCCGTGTCCATGACCAGCCCGCGACCCATGCCGGCCACAGCGGTCTTGCGGGCGAAGTCCTCGCCCTCAGCACCGACCCGGATGTTGGTGGCAAGACCCGCCGCCCCCAGGGCGTCGGCGTTCTTGTTGGCAGCCATCGCATAGGCCATCGCCGAGCCGTCGCCCATGTTGTTGCGGCGGATCTCGCGCATCAACTGCTGATCACGCCTGCCGCTTTGCTGGCTGAAGTCCGCCACGGCCCGGCCCACACGGCCGTCGACGTCGATACCGCGCTTGGCCTCAGTGAGCAGCTCGTCTTCGAGCCCTGCGAACTGCTTGTAGCGCCCGAACTGGTAGTCGGCGTACTCGTCTTGCTTGCGCATCGAGCCGAGGTAGGCGTCTTGCAGCTCCTCGCGCAGCGCAGCGTCTTCTTTAATAGCCGGCAGGTAGTCACGGTCATAGGCCGTCTTGGTCCAGTCGAACTGTTCCCTGGCGAGTTTCGACTCGTTCTCAATGGCCTGCCCGACGCGAGGGTCCGGCGGCGGGGGTTTTCCTGACCATCCCATGGCTACTTCTCCAGGTACTCTTCCAAGGTGTCGTTCTGCACCAGGAGCTTGATCTCCGGTGCAACCTCGATGCCCCACTGCATGCCGCCGATGAGGCGAGCCATGTGGATGAAAACGTCCCCGATGCTGTGCCGGATCACGTTGGCGATCTCAAGACTCTTCTTGTCTTTCGACGCCTCGAAGCGGTTGGCCGTCAGCCAGTTGACCACCCCCAGCTCGATGAGCGGCATCAGCTCATCCATGTGCTGGCGGTAGAACCTGTTGCGTGGCATCGCGCACAGAGCGAACATGAACGCGTTGTGCAGGTCCTGGTCCCGAACTTCGCAGTCCTTGTCGAACAGGTCATCCCAGACGTCGCAGACGTGGATGAGCATCATTGCGAAGCCCACCGCGTCCTCGTTGCCTTGGAAAAAGCGGCGGAACTTGTCAACGGTGTCCGAGTCACGCATGGCTGGCATTGTACGTTAGCAACTGCTCACTGCAACTACTCCGCCGGGGGCGGGTTGTACCCAGGCACTGACTCCGGACCAGAGGTCGCCGTGGGCGCAGGCGGGAGTTGCGGCGGCTCCCAGGGATTGACCGTGAACTGGGGCACCTCTCCAGGATCGTCGTCGGCGTCGCCCTGGTACAAGGGACCACCGTCATAGTCGGCCAGCAGCTTGTAGAAGGTCGCACGCGGGTCTTCGGCCATGCGCCAGAAGGGGACGATCTGTCGCTCCACAGACAGCGGCTGGCTGCCGTTTTGTCGCGCCTCAGCAGTCGCGTAGGTGGCCACGCTCAGCACCACCTCCTGGGAGTACACATTGACTTCGACCTTGTCGATGCGGTGGTACTGGGCGTTGATGCCGAACGGGGTCGCGCAGTCTTTGATGATGGCCATGGTGGTTTTCAGTTGGTGCGGATCAGGCGGATGAAGGCGGCGCCGGTATCCAGGTGCCACCAGCGGGTACGGAAGTCAGCCCAGCCCGGGTGGTCGTGGTGAGTTCCGTGGTGCCACTCGCCAGCCGCAGGTAAGACAAACTCAAGCGCCGCAAGGTCTCGCGGCCTGCCTCCCCAGTGGCCAATAACCTGATGAATGGCGCCAGCGATATGCGAGCTACCCATGGGCATCAGGTATAGGAAAAGAAAGGCCGCCGGCGAAATCAGTAACCCGGCCACCGCGAAGATGGCCCAGAGCGCAGCACCGTTGCGATGGACAAAATCTGTCACGGGGTCGCCCACCATGCGGCGCAGGCGCACTTTGGCCATCGGCACGTCGCGGAACCCCTTGTAGAACAGATAGGTCCAGTCGGTGTAGTGAGGATCGAGGTCGGTGTCGGAACGGGCGTGATGGGTGGTGTGCATCGTCGCCCAAGCGTAGGGCGATCCGTACAGCAACGGCACACTGTAAAGCGCCATGACGCGATGCCAGAACGGAGTGGTCTTGAACGCCCCGTGAGAGAAGTAGCGATGCAGGCCGACCGACACCATCAGGGTGTGCCACAGGTGCATGACGAACCAGCCGAGCAGCCACCATGCGCTTGCCTGCTCGGTGACAAGCAGCCAGACGCCGCTCGCCACACTTGCACAACCGACGACGTGAGCCGCTGAAATGGTCCAGGAGGGAAACCTAAACACGAGCACCTCCGATCAGAAAGCCGTAGGTAGCCGGTGCCGCTTGCAACGGCGAGCCGTCTGCTACAAAAGACTCTCCGGCAAAGTGCCCGCCGATCCCCCCTCGGCATACAAGAACGATCAGCCCGTGCGGAAGGGTGACATTCTGGTCTTCGGTGATCCGCAGTGCCTGAGCCTGGGGCAGCGCCCCACGGTTGGCGGTCCAGTTGAAGCACCAGAACTCAAGCTCGGTGTCGGCCAGCGTGGTCACCGCACCCTTGGGTACGTCCCCTCGCTCAGGGGAAAACATTCCGGGAACTCGGTCTGGGTACGCTGTGCCGTCGTCGCCCGTCACGATGCCCCTGCCGCGCACGGTGAGCGTGATATTGGCCGCTTTGGTGCGCTCGACAGCCTGCGACGATATCGTAATCAGCTTCGAGCCCGGCGGCATGATGTGTTGATGGACTTTCCACCCAAAAACCGTAAAGGCTTCCACGTGCACTCCCGAAGTGCCCGCGTCGTATGAGCCTCGCCAGTCTCGCCTCGATACCGTCATCGCTTACTCCACCGTGTAAATGACTACGGACCCCGGCACTACCGAGTTGTCCTTCGGGTAGGCGTCTTTCACGGCCTTGATGCGGCTGTAGAACGGCTCGACACGAGGCAAGTGGTGGTCGTCCATGGCGTGCCAGAGCATGTCCAGTTGCT